CTTCTCCAATAGGTTCTCTTGGTTGTATTCTGAAACGTCTATCAATAAGCGGATATATTTCTTTAAGACCGTCCACTACTTTGCCAGCGTCAAAAAAGTCGCCAACGTTACGCATGAACCATACAGCTTTTGCTCCTTGGTTTTCATATAGATATGAAATTGGTGCATATCCTAATGTAAAACTTTTTCCACCTCCACCACTACCAGTAAGCACAACATAGTCAGCATTGCTTCGGATGGCTTCATATTGGCAACCCGGCAATGGACTAACAATTTTGTCTTTCTGTATTTTCTCGCTCATAATGGTTCTTTAGGCGCTTATATCCAAGCTTACACTTGAACAACTTGACGTTTCATCGAGCCGCTACTTCTTAGGGAGCTTGCGCTCCGGTCGTCCATAGTTGGGTTCTCACCGTCCAATCCCCGATGCGCCATCGGTTGGGTTAATACTATTTTTTAGGTGTAGCTTGGTTTTCGCTACATTGGCATTTGTTTATAAAAAGCTAAGTGATACTTTGTAGATAAATACCGTTCTCTTTTTTTCTACAAAAATACGCAATCTAAGCTTCGATATATGCCACTTATCGAAAAACAAGCTACATACCTTAAAATAAATATGCTACTTTTTCGATAACCACAGTATGAGTAATGAAAAAGCTATTTATTTTTGTTCAAAATAATAAAATCATTGACGAACAATGGCACAAAAAGAAGAAGTTTTATCTAAAGTTAATCAGATTTGCGAAGAACGTAATTTTGATTTGAGTGAAACATTCAGAGATAAGTTCTCTGAGAAATTTGCAGAAGCTTACAAGGATGCTCCGATTGAAGATGCTGGCTTAGTAGCCGCATTGAATATTTCAGTTGAAAGTAGCGGACATGCAAGAAAGAACGCATTCTCAGAAGCGACTAAGGGATTTGAAGCTAAGGAAGCTGAATATAAATCTCAGATTGAAGAATGGAAGAAAAAGGCTGAAAAAGGTAATGATGGTGGAGAAGGCAATCAAGAGCCTCCGAAATTTGAGTTGCCTGCCGAGTACAAAGAGAAACTTGATAGGCTGGAAAAGTTTGAATTGCAAGAGAAAACGAAGTCTGTTCGCAATCAGATATACGATACAGCCAAGTCTAAGGTGAGGGAAGATTTACATGAATCTTTTCGTAACTATCTTGGTAAGCAGAATATCGCAATTGATGCTGATGTTAATGCCGAGGCAGAAAGACTGCTGAAAGATTATCAAGATATATTCAGAAGCTCTATTGGTGATATTACACCATTATCTCCCGACGGAAAGAAAACAGCGATGGAAGATTACCTTGCTGCCATAAAACCCGTCAAACTTTAAATAACAAAAGAAAATGGCACAATTTAATTTAGAAACCTTCTTTGCTTCCGCTAAACAATTTAGAGGTGGCAAGTTCGTATGGTGGAAGGACGCCAATCACGAGGAACGTTCCAATGTTCTCTATGGCTCTACCATTGCAAACCCGTATAAGGGTTTTGGCTATGCTTTTGCGGCTGACTTGTACGAATACAGATTGTGGAAACCGGGTTTCCTTCTGAAAACGTTTAAGGTGGCAAAGGCTACTACTGCTGGCACAGACACTACTCTGTATGTAGATGGTTCTGGCTATTCTCACATTCCCGAAGTAGGCAATGTACTTATGAAAGCTCCCGATACAGTTGAAACTGCGGGACAGTCTGGTAAGGTTACATCTGTTGAGTTCGATGAAAAGAACAAGCAGTTTATTCTTACTGTTGACACTGCAATCGGTGCTCTGACTACTGATGATATTTTGGTTGAAGCTGCTGATAGCAATGGTGACGTTGCAACTGCTGCTGCTGCCGACGCTACTGTGTTGGTTAAAAACCCGAATACCTTCATCGAAGTAGATACACAGTTCGCTCCGACTGATGGTCGCTGGGGAGTTACAGATGTTCAGCACAACATCAACACTGTTTATGGCAAGCGTGCATTTGTTGAACGTATGCAACCGCTTCCGAAGTATGTATTGGCTAAGAACCGCAACTACATCGAAGGTGTATTTGAAATCTAAAGGAAAGGAGTAGAATTATGGCAAACGCATATAAATATCAATTTAATCCCGACGAGTTAGTAAACCAACTCTATCAAAGAGGATTGGTAAACTCTGACGGTACGAGCGCATTTATTCAGACGCTCGTTGACGAGAAAATCGTCATGGATGCAAACCAGTTCTTTTGGCAGGAACACTTCACTGTTGATGGTGGTAAGTACCCTATTGACATGAGCCGCCCGAAGCTTGACCCTGCTTATACTATCTATAATGTTACTCGCCGCCCCGTTCCGATGGCTGATGCAATGACACCGTTGAGTGAAGTTGCTCAGATGGATAACGAAGGCTGGGAACAGAGAACTGGTACTATCCCTCAGTTCGGTAAAGGCTTGTTTGAAACTTCTCTTTCAAAAGAGGAATTGAAAGCACGCTTGAATGAACTTGGTGAAGCTAATGCTACTTTGTTGGAAGGTTATGTACGTGGTGTTGCTGACTTGATTAAGACACACAACTACCGTCTTTCTAACATTGCCGCACAAGCTTTGTCTAAGGGAGGTCAGTACAGCAATGCTGATTCTCGTGGTATGTCCGGTGTCGTACATGAGTTCCCGAAGTATGTGCCTACTGAAAACTTTGTTAAGGCTGGTAAGGAAGTATGGACGAACGCAGAAGCTAACATTCCGGAACAAATGGCAAAGATTGAGAAAGATTTCCGTGACCGTACTGGATTTACTGGTACAATGGAATGGGATTTGCCGTATGACATGGTTATCACTCACTTGTTGAACAACAAATACTTCAAGGAAGAAGTTAACCGTTGGATTCGCTTGTATGCGCCCGATAAAGTTATTGTTGTTACTAATGGTGCTTCCGGCATTGATACTAACATCATTTCTTGGGAGCAGCTTATTCAGTATTCTCGTTCTTCTGTATCTAAGATTTCTCCTATCCGCATTGTGAAAGAGGAACAAGTGGTACAAGACATCAAAACGATTAAGACTGTACAAGGATGGAAGGCTGGCGTAGCAGTTCTGCGTCCTATTGGCTTTGCTGGTCGTGTTGTTCACTCTGATGTTGCCGATGTTATCTTGTTGCAGCGTGAAGCAAACAAGACGATTGACTATTCAATCGCTTCTGCACAGAATGACTTGGTTTATATTATTAACAAGGTAGTTCCTAACGGTATCTACAAGGCATATCATACTGATGCTATCGGTCGTTATATGCCAGTGTTGACCGAGTTTATGGAACACATTGTTGTTGATACTTTGACTGCTGATTCTTAAACTTGGAGGGTTATATATGACTATACTTGAATGGCTTTCTTCATCTTGTCGGTATTCGTTTGAGGAGAATACATTTATGAGAATTGCTCTTGACCGCGGCATCACAGATGTAAACGAGGATGCTATGACGTTGACCCAAGAACAAAAGGATTTAATGACTGCCGATATAATATTTACCGCAGTGTTGTTAAGCCCTTCAAGTACAGCATCTCAATCTGCCTCTCATAATAACTTCCAGCGTACAGTTGGGTCAGAGACGGACATCTATCAGAGTAATAAAATAAGTTATGCTTTGGGCATATATAAGAGATACAATGACCCTAATTACGAGGTTCTTATCTCTGCTCGTCCAAAGATTAAACTCTTGAAAATTATAGATGTGATATGATTTCATTCAGTGACATAGAAGAATTTCCTTTTTCGGGACGTATATACAGAATCATCGAAAGTTCTATGGGCGACGATGAAGAAGATACCGTCTACGAAGGAGTAATGGACGTGAATCTTTCTGTTGCTGAATCCGGTTCGACCGCTCAAACAAGCGACTACGTTGTTTCTATTCCTTTGATAAAAGGAGAGGACGGGAAGTATATTAATCCAGTACGTAATGAAGACTGGATAGAATGTGATGTTATGGGAGAGCAAATTAAGATGCAAGTTGATAACAGCATACCTTCGATGTTAGGTGCTATAACTATATATGCAAATAGAAAAGGTGGATGGCGATAAAAGTAAAAGTTGATTTGAGTGGTTTGAAAAGGGTTCGGCAAGAACTGTTTGACAGACTTGCTGGCGAGCAAACCCAGCGACTAATAGCCTATGCACCCGAATTGTTGAAGAAAGCATATTCTGAAAGCGGATTTACCGACCAGACTTACAACTTGGCTGATAGTTATATTTGGGCTGTGTTCTATCAAGGCGATTTGAAGGGGAGCGGCTACTTGTATCCGTATCAGATGGCAACTAAAAACTCAAAGTATCATGGCAAGCTGATAGATGGAAGAAAGCTTGCTGACGAGTTCTTGGCAAACTATACTCCTGCCACTTATATAGGATGGGATTTGGTGCTGGCAGCAACAGTGCCTTATGCTCCTATATTGGAAGGAGGGAATGCCGGAAATCCAAGACGAAGATTTGAGGTGTTATCAACCATATATGACGATATTAAGGAAGATTTTGCAGGGAAGGCAACTGTTAAAACAATAGGAGGCATTTAGCTTTTTATAAATAATGCCAATGTAGCGAAAACCAAGCTACACCTAAAAATAATATTAACCCAACCGCTGGCGCAGCGGGGATTGGACGGTGAGAACCCAACTATGGACGACCGGGGCGCAAGCTCTCTAAGAAGTAGTGGCTCGATGAAACGTCAAGTGTCCCACAAGGACATGAACGCCCAATAGGGATATGAGTGTAATTGATGCAAGGCGAATGCCGATATACCAATATGTTTATTCTCTCTTCATAGATAAGGTTACAAAGTACATCTATCCGATGGAAATGCCTACCAAGTTGGAGGAGGAGATAAATGCTGGCGGTTTCATGGTTATCCGTCTGGGAGAAATTAAGGATAAGAGCCAGTTCAACTTGAATGCTCTTGCGAGCGTTCGCGTGACAGTTGAGATGTATATTCCTCCCAAGACAAGAGGTCGGCTTGATACCACCTTGCTGGAAAAGTATGAAACAAGTATATCCGACATTGTAAATGCAGAAGTTGAGAAAGCCGGAGAAAAATACGACATCTCAACTGACGGTATATTGTCAACTGATGATATATATAATGAGAGCGACAATCTGTTCTTCATGTATATTAAATCATTTATGGTACTAATAAAGTAAAAATTAACCCAACCGATGGCGCATCGGGGATTGGACGGTGAGAACCCAACTATGGACGACCGGAGCACAAGCTCCCTAAGAAGTAGCGGCTCGATGAAACGTCAAGTGTTCCATAAGGACATGAACGCCTCATTTATAATCAATATAAATAATAATTTAATAATTAGACGAGATGGCTACACAAGATTTGTTGACTTACAAATGTAAGTCTTTAGGCTATGCGGAAGTCGGGGCTGGTGCAGAAGCTTCTTATACTCCTCTTATGGGTGTGTTGGAAGGTTTGTCTATCAGTCAAGAAACCGCAAGTGAAAGTGCTATTAACGGTGAGTTCTATGATACTCCGCTTGATAGCGTGGGTACACTTGGTTCTTACAAGATTGAATTTGACTTGGTTAAGTACAAACCGGAAGAGATTGCCGCTATGGAAGGCGGTGAGTTTACCGCTGCTACTGGCTTGTACACAATGCCTTCTTCATTCACCAACGTTTACAAGCAGTTCAAGTTGGAGTTCTACAATGGTATTGACTACATTGTTATTTACAAAGGTAAGGTCGCTACCAATTGGGATGGTACTGATTTGAAGACTGCCCCGTTGAAACTGCACATCGCTATCACTGCTTTAGCTGACAATGATGGCAAAACGGTTGAGATGAAGATGGCTGAACCTTCTGTTGGAGGCTAAGACCCATTATAAATCAAGAGAAAGGGCAGTGGCTTGTTTGCTGCTGTCCTTTTTTCTTTAATACACAAATGATAATGGAAGAAAAGGATTTAATTATACCGGACGAGCTAAAGAGGGAAATATCAGAGATTATGACTGACAATCCTACGCTTGTCAAGTTAGGAGATAAGCAGTATAAGGTGCATCGGTTGAGGGCATACTCATACCAGCGTATTTTCCAATTAGCGTTGAAATTACAAAAGGAAGAGGATATTAAGGATGATAAGAGCATGATGTACGCTCTATGTACAGACTTGGACGTAAGTTCCGAGATTGTAGCAATCATTCTTGTTAATCACCTCTTCTCACCAGATGATATAACCGATTATGCGAGTGCGATAGAAGTTATGAGCAGAAATGACAAACTGATAGCTTTTATGAAGGCTCGTATTCTCAACTCTGTATTTGAGCCTGCTCAATGGGCGGCAATCATTATTGAAGCAATAAACAGCATCGACTTATCACCGGTTTTTACGGTGCTCATATCGGGGAAGGCTCTTATGGTTTCGCAGACGAATATGAGGAAGACGGTGGCGGAACAATTAACATTATGGCGGCAAGCCAAATCGGAGATTTAGGTGATTTCATACGTAGCTTTCCGCAGTTTACGTATGATGATTATCTTTATAGATTGTCTATGGCACAAGTTCTTTTCTTGACAGTAGACAGCACCCATATCAAGTATTTGCGTGGCAAAGATAAGGAAATATGGGAGAAGTTTTGGAAACGACGTAAAAGTGATAGAAGTGAGTTGCAAGCGCCTAAGCGTAGTGTGTTAGATACCATACCAAAAATAAAGTAAAAAGTAGCAGCGATGGCAGACAATAAAGATGTAGTTATTAGTGCTTCAATGTCTGATAAGGACTTGTTATCAAGCATTGATGAAACTCTAAAGAAGACGGAAAAGCGTCTGGAAGATTTCACCAACAAGTTGGAAGGTAAGTTGGCGAGTGTGGAGGGCTTTGCCGACCAATTGGGTAAGAATATTGGTAAGGGCTTAGTTGATGGCTTTAACCAACAAATCCGTCCTTTAGAAACAAAGATTTCCGAGTTGGAAGCCAAGCTTAAAAGTTTGGGGGCAACTAATATTGCACAAGGTAATACTGCTGCCACGCAAGCTACTACTACGAATGTATCTGTAGACGTTAATTCCATGAACCAAGCCTTGCAAGTTGCCAATAATTTGCGAGAAGTATTCTCTAAGATACAAGGGAACACAACCCGTATTAAGAATAATATGGAGCAATTGGCTACTGTAAAAACTGATGTGCAAGAGGCAAGGATTAATGTTCATGTTGCTCAAAGGGAGAAGCTTCTTCAAAGAGAAATATTGCTCCGTCAGCAGACTGCCAACTTAGCAGCAAGAATAGCAAGAGAGGAGGAGAAGAGTAGAATATCACAAGGAGGTCAAAGCTACGAAAAGGCTATGGCTATGGGCAATAAGTCAATCCAAGAAAGAATTGAAAAGCTGAAAGCCTTGCAGATTGTACAACGTAATCTCTCCACAGATGATGCTAATTATGCTGCAAAACTTGCTACTGTAAATAAGGAAATGGCAAGTTTGAAAAAAGCAAATGCTGATGCTATCTCTTCCGGTGTTCAGCTTCAAAAGGTAAATAGTGGATTGATGGAATCCTTTAAGAACTTAGGTAAAAGAGTTCTCTTCTATGCTGGTTTAGGAGCTATCACGGGATTTTTAAAAAGTCTTATGGACGTTAGAGGTCAGTATGAATTGCTTGAACGTTCAATCGGTGCTGTACTTAATGACTTTGAAAAAGGTTCTCAGATATTCCGGGAACAACAGACTTTAGCTCTTAAATCTCCATTTACCGTAATAGACTTGGCAAGTACAACAAAAATGCTTGCTGCCTATAACTTTGAAGCAGAAGAACTTGTAGATGTTTCAAAACGTATTGCAGATATTAGTGCCGCTCTTGGTGTACCAATGGAACGTTTGACTTACAACTTAGGTCAGATTAGGGCACAGACTGTACTTACAGCAAGGGATGCTCGTGACTTTGCCAATGCTGGTCTTTCTATAACTTCTGAACTTGCCAAGATGTACACTGAGCAGGAACAAAGAATTGTTTCAGTAGGTGATGTCATGGATAGAATGTCTAATAAGATGGTTTCCTTCACTGATGTAATGAAAGTCTTAAACCGTTATACAGATGAAGGTGGCATGTTCTACGACTTTCAAGCTAAGCAGGCTGAAACGTTAGCTGGTAAATTATCAAATTTGACTGATGCTTACGATTTTATGTTAAATGAAATAGGTAAGGAGCATCAAGGGATATTGACGGGAAGTATATCTGTAGTACAGAAATTATTTGAAAATTGGCGCGCTGTATCTTCTGCATTGACTGTAGTCATATCGACAATAGGAGCTTATAAGGCAATGCAAGCCTTAGCTAATATAGAAACGTTAAACGGAACAAGATTAACAATTAAACAAACTCTTGCAGAAGTAGCCAGAGCGAGGGCAACACAAGGAACTGCTGCCGCTACACTTGCTGCTGCAAGAGCACAAGGCGTATTGAATAGGGCATTAGCTTTTGTAGCTGCTAATCCATACGCTGCTGTAGCTGCTGGCGCTGTAGCTTTATTAACTACTTTTGCTATCTTATTACCTAAAGCCAAGAGTGTAGAGGAGCAAATAGAAGGACTTGACGAAGCAAGCACACATTTGAAGAAGTCTTTTGAAAATCTTTCAAATGTTGAAGACCTTATTTCTCAATATGACAATTTACAAAAGACAATACGTACAACCCAAGAAACAATAGATGCCTATGCCGATTCTTCTGAAAAATCTGCAAAGAACAACAAAGATTTAGAAACTGCTGTAAATTCTAATAAAGAAGCTCATAACCAATTAGATAAGGTAATGAGTAAGTTGGTAGATGCTACTACTCCTGCCATTATTTCAAAAATGAATGAATATGGTAAGATATTAGGTATTAATACTAAAGCTGCAAGAGAATTTGCGGAAGCATTAAGTCAGTCTAACATAAAAGGTACGGAGCAACAACTGTCTGAACTTGAAAAGAGAAGGGACCAATTAATTACAGATATAGCTAAACAATCCCAATTATATAATAAAGGGCTTGTTGAAGTTGTAGCTGGAATGGCTGGTGAGATTTATACTCGTCCGGCTTCTGAAAAGGAAGAGAAAGCTGCATTTGAGAATTTGCAGAAAATGCAAAAAGAGTTAGCTTCTATAAACGCTTCCATTCAAAAAGCTAATGATAGCTTGTCTGGGCTTAAAGAACCTACTGACGATGAAACAAAAGCCTTATCTAAATGGCAGGCTATTGTAGATGATATTACATCTAAAAATGAAAGGATAGGCAATATCTTTAAGTTCAAAGAGGACGAAGGTATATTTGATTATACAGACCGTCTAAAGAAAGAGTACAAGGAATTAAAGAAGCAAGAAGACTTAATCAATGAGGGATTATTAGTTGATGATGAATCAAAAGAATGGACGCAACAGCGAATTAAGATGGTTCGTGAGATTGCTAATTCTTTAAGGATAAATCTTACTTCCCAAAAGGATTTGAATAAATCCAAAAAGGAGGAAATGGATTTGCTGAAACAACAGATTAAGTTGGTAGATGATATTCAGAAGAAGTTCTTGCAGCTTGTGAAAGACACTGGCAATATAACCTATGCTACCGAAAAAGTGAAGGAAGCTTACCAAGACTTATTCGACAATGCGTTTAAGGGTGTCAGTGTTGATATTAACGACTTGATTACCTTTGATAAAGGTAGTGCTCCAAAGTTCTATAATAAGATAGCTGAAACCCTCAAATCGCCAGAAGCTAAACAGTTGGTTGCCGGGAAGAAGGCACAGAGCGAGATTGAATATTCTATCTCTATAAATTCTGCAAGTGTTGCTTTGGCAAAACGCAAGATTGAGGGAATGTTCCAAGGCTACGAACTGGAATTGGATATTGAAGGTGCTGGGCAGTTCGGTTCACTGTTCGCTGGCTTGTTTGAATATGACCCAGTTTCACTTGAACAGTTGGAGGCTGATGTTAATGCTACATTGAATAGTTTGAGGGAAAAAGTTTCATCCTTCCAAAAGGAACAGCAGAAATTACAAGACTTAATCAATCAGAACCCTAACGACACAAGAGTTGACAGTTGGAAAAGCTCTCTTAATACTTTGGTTCAGAATGAGAGTGACGCTTCAAAAGCTATTGAAGATATTCAGAAAAGGTTAAGCGACACTATCAAGAAAGCTGCATTGGATGATTTTAAGAACTTCCAGTCTATTGCAGACAAGTACGCTGAAATGGAGGATAAGATAGCAGAGGTCGAAAGAAAACGTTTGGAAGACCAAGCTTCTATCTCCAATAGAGTTACTGAGGCAACTTCTGATTTGGCAAAGCTGGAATTGCAGTTGTCTGTGACCGAAAGCCCCAATGTAAGAGCAGAGATAGAAAGTGAGATTGAAGAAATACAAAACTTTATAAACGAGAAAGCCCCAAAGCTCTCTCTTGCTGTTGATACTGGTGCGGAACAAGAAAAGACTAAGATAGCTTTTGAGGAATGGAAGAATACTTCCAATGCTTGGGAGAAGTCGTTTCAAGACTTAAGTATTATAGGTACTATCTCTTTAAATCAAATGATTGACGAGATAACTAAGTTTGCAGAGGCTAATAAAGCTAATATGCCAATAGACCAATACAAAGAACTATTAGCACGGATTAAGGCTTTAAAGACCGAAGTAAATTCTCGTAACCCATTTGCTGCTCTTGCCAACCAAGTTAAAAACTTAAAAGATAAGCTGAAAGAAAGCGAAAATCCTTTTAAAGACTTATTAGCTAATATAGAAGAACTTGGAATGATGGTAAGTTCTGTAGGGAATATATTTGAGCAGATGGGATTTTCGGAAGGTGTCACTGATACTATCTCAACAGTAGGAGAAACTATACAAGGAGTTGCCCAAGCTGCTGATGGAGTTAAAGATATAATGTCGGGCAATTTTATTAGCGGTGGTATAAAGGCTGTTGGTGGTATCTGGAAAGGAGTATCAGCCATATTCAATGCCGGGAACAAGAAAATTACAAGAGAGGTTGAAAAGAGTGAGAGAATAGTTAAGCAATTAGAGAACGCTTATAAGAATCTTGAACGTGCTGTTGATAAGTCGATGGGTAAAGCTGAAATTTCAGCGCAGAAGGCAGCTATTGCAAATCAGAAGGCACAGCTTGCAGAAGTTCAACGTCAGCTTCAACTTGAAAAGAGCCGGAAGAAGAAAAACCGCGACCAAGACAAAATCATAGAATTAGAGGGTCAAGTTACCGACTTACAGAATGCCATTGATGATGCTACTACTAATATAGTAAACACTTTGCTCGGTACAGATGTAAAATCTGCCGCAGAAAGCTTTGCCGATTCTTGGATTTCAGCTTGGAAGGAAGGAACTGATACAATGGCAAATTTAGAGGAAAGCTTTGATGATTTAATAACAAATATGATTGTCAAGTCGCTTGCTTCTGAGATTGTCGGACAACGGTTGAAGAGTATGTTTGCTATGGTTCAGAGATTTACCGAAGAAAACTCTGCTGGCGGTGTAGGTATTACCACCGAAGAAGCCAAACAGATAGCTGACTTGGGTAAAGAGCTAATTCCTTTGATAAACGAGGACTTAAAGAACTTGATGGGTCAGCTTGGTATAGAGTTCGGTAGTGGAGTGAAAGACGCAGCCCTTTCTTCCTTACAGAAAGGAATCTCTTCGGTGACCGAAGAAACTGCTGGGGCTATTGAAGCTTATTTAAATATGGTTAGTGGGCAAGTGTTCCAACAAACTACTATTCTGCAAGGTATATGGGATATGACTAATGTCAATGCAGGAACGATGTCGCAGATGTTACTTCAAATGAGAAGTAGTTATCAGATACTTCAAGCCATTCAAGTTTGGACGGTAAATATTTCTACTGCCGCAGGAAATGGTGTAAATGTTAGGATATTACCCGATTAATTAATATATTTGTAGTGAGGGAGATAGATAAAGGTCGCTCCTTTGTTGAAAGTGGTTACGGTGCACTTCTCCCTCACTATTATTAATACCGTATAAACATCGTAAATATGAAAGAAAATAATGATTTAGGAATATTGATTCCTATTAAAGAGAACAACGGACAAAAAGCGGTTAACGCACGTGATTTACATGCTTTTCTTGAAAGCAAGCAACAATTTGCTGATTGGATAAAAGGGAGAATCAGTAGATATGATTTTGAGGAAGGAAAAGATTTTGAAGTACTTTGCTTTGACTATCAAGGTAACTTATTGAATATCAGACATCATAATTTTATGAAGACTGATAATCAGCAAGTTAGTAAAATAGAATATGCACTGTCAATTGGAATGGCTAAGGAGTTGTCAATGCTTGAAAACAATGAACGAGGAAAGCAGGCAAGAAAGTATTTCATTACATGTGAGGAGAAGGCTGTTTCCGGTATCACATTGCCTAACTTCAATAATCCGGCAGAAGCCGCAAGAGCATGGGCTTTGGAGTATGAAGCAAAACAGCAGGCGTTACTTGAAGCTAAGGAGGCACAAGACAATGTTAAACGCTTGGTGCATGATTCTAAAACTTATACTGCTGGCGAGATTGCAAAGGAAGTTGGTTTGAGGTCTGCAATAGAACTTAACAATCGGTTAGCTAAGATGGAAGTTCAGTTTAAGCAAAACGGTACATGGCTATTATATGCCAAGTATGCCGACTTAGGTTACACTTCTGTTAAGCAAACTGTATTAGATAACGGACGCATTATTTATGATAGAAGGTGGACGGGTGCTGGACGTGATTTTATAGTTTCCTTGTTTAAAGAAGAATGATGGAGCATAACTTACTATACTTTTACAAAAACTCACTTCTTCGTAATCTATGTACAGATTTCAAAGGAGCGTGGAATATGTGTAAAGAAGATAAAGAAAAACTCTTTAATCTATCTATGCACCAGCAGAGCATACCATATTTAGCTACTGCCATATATCAAGGTTGGGGATTGTCTATAGACTATGTTAAGGATAACTTTAGTGATTACATAAATGCCAAATATGTAGGTACTAATTGTGACAATGTGGCTGGAGATTATACGTATAGTTCTTGGTATGATTTTGATGCAGACATTGAACTTAATGAAGATATATGTAGCTTATGCCGTTGTTCTTGCCAACTAATAGTTCAAGAGATAAAATGCCCCATACTATATATACACAATAAATCAAATATTACCTTATCTTTGGACGGATTTAATACTGTTCGTATTTATCTATTTGACGAAAGTAATCTATATATTCCTTATATATGCAATAATAGTTCTGTCATTGTATATAAATACTCCGATAAATGTAAGGTTGAAGTAGGTGATAATGATGGCAAAATAAAAATATGTCAAAAGAACTTGGATTCTTTGATGTGGTATAATAAGGAGGAGCAAACTAAGAACTTAAATATAATATAGACATGTTAGGAGCAAATATATATTTCGTAAAAGCTGGTATCGAAAACTATACTGACTTTACAGTCAAATGGAAAGGTCTTCGTATATTGAAGATGGACGGCTTTCTTGCACAAGGAGAACCCAAGAATATCTATACGGCTTCTTGGATTAACAGCAACAAGGAAGATGTCTATGTCCCGGACAAAGTATGTTATGAAAATCCCGATGTAGAGATTTCGTTTATCATAGATGATTTTCACGATAGTACGATTGATGTCCGTGCGGTTCACAAGAACTTCATTAGTTATATGACGAGCCACCAAGTGACTATCAAATCTGAATATGCTGGTGCAGAGAGTAAGTTTGTATGTTTGGAATCTTACGAACCTACAACTATAATAGTCAATCGTCCTACTGGTAGGAACTATATTATGGGTACTTTGACTATGCACCGTATAGACGAGAACACCTATCTTTAACTAATATAAAAGCACCTACTTCGCAGCAGATGCTTTTTAAATATAAAGTCAAGATAAACAGAGTTGCGGCAACAACTCTGTTTTAAAGCGGACGAACGCATCTCAGAACTAAGCATCTCGGAACTTAAAATCTTTTTCAATATGGGGGAATATACCATTGAAATTGAAATGCGCTCAATCCACTGCAAATATACGAAAACTTATTGATATAAACATTATGTTGAACCAACTAATGTAATCTCCAAGAGCTTTCCAGCCCCACTTCCCGTTTTAGTATTATAAATATAGCAATTTGTATAGGCTATTTTACCCACATTGTTTTTTCCTCCCGATGTCATACATGGAATAGACACTACATAGTTATTGTTACTATCTGGTCCAGAAACAATGCTTGCCATTCCTTTCCCAAATTCATATTGGTCTATTCTAAAATTGCCACTATAGTTAATAGTTTCAAGTGATACACTAAAGTTCTTTAATGCTGCTAATCCTGCTGCCGCTTTGTCATGTATAGTAAAACGATATTGATAATAACTGGTTGAGTTATCATTAACTCTTGGGGTTGTACTCCCAACTACAGAATACTGCAAATAACCTTGTATTGGAAATTGGGATAAGGTATATCGAGCTAAAATTGGTGCAGAATTTCTTCTTGTACTCGATATGCCTCGATATGCTTTCATATTAGTATCTAACGATTCTTTCCATTTAAGTCTATCGCTTGCAAATACACCATCAGTAATAAATAATACTATTGCAATATCTTTACTCAATTTACCTTCCCAATCAATGCTATTATTAACTAAGAATAACGGTATTTTGCCGCCAGTAAAACTTCTACCAAATATCTTATAGTATGCCTTTTTCTTACTTATACTACATATTGCAATAGCTAACTGATTCTGCTTACTATTGTTTAGCATCTTATCAATGCTTAGTTGTCCCGATGTACTTGTTTCAAATAATAGTGCATTTACATTTATGATGATAGCTGCGTCCGGTGAAGCACTACTTGGTAATGTAAATGAGAATATAGGATTAGCTCCATGATAATACCCATTAAAATCAGTAGCTCTATAAATGCCTTTACTTCCACTTGGTTGCTTATAATATATTGAAGCAGCCATCAGATTATCTACTGTTGGTGATATTGCTGTTGCATTTTCAAATCCATAATGTATAGCTTTAATTTGAGCTTCACTTAACTCAGTTACACTATCATGCACCATTGGATGTCTTTCTGCCCATATATTAACCTTATCTGATATACATTGAATTCCTAAGTCTGTACTACTTATACCAATAACTGTTGGTATATCAGTAGCTATATTGACTGGCGCAGTTATTCTTCCTCCACTATTTGACATATCGCAAGTATTAAGTTCTAAGAGAACTTGGTAACTTGCATTTGTGGATAATTATGTTTACCTTTGTGTATGCAGCGAGTAGAACGACATATAGCAATAGGCAACAAGCGGTTGGATGAACTTTGTTTCCTATCCAAGAACTTGTACAACTACGTAAACTATCTTATTAGACAAGAGTTTACGCAGAACAAGAAGCTTTTGTCCGAATATGAAGTTACCACCATGCTCGCTAAAGATAAACAAGCGGACTATATAGCCTTGCTTGCACAGACAAGCCAGCAGATTATAAAGATACTTTTCAAGAACTGGAAGGGATTCTTTAAACTCTGCAAGGTGAAGGATAAACTGAAAGCCCGTCCCAAGCTTCCTAAGTACAAGCACAAGACAAAGGGACGCAACATTGTGGTATTTACCAACCAGCAGTGTAAGTTGAAGGACGGATATATCCATTTCCCGAAACGTGCCGGGATAGAACCAATAAGAACCAAAGTGGATAACTTGTGCCAAGTGAGGATAATCCCACAGTGCAGTTGCCACATAATAGAAGTAGTTTATGAAAAAGAGAAAGAAGAAGCCACCGAATTAGACGATACAGCTTATCTAAGTATTGACTTAGGACTTGACAATCTCGCCACATCATTTGACCCACAACGCAACCGTTGTTTTGTCATTAATGGCAGACCGCTAAAGTCCATGAACCAATTCTTTAATAAGCGCAGGGCTTTCCTAATGAGTTTGATAGGTAGTCGGGGAATGAGCAGACGTATCGGACGGTTAACTCTAAAGAGGAACTGTAAAGTACACGACTATATGCACAAAGCTTCAAGATTCATAGTCAACTATTGCAAGGATAACCACATTGGTAATATTGTAATAGGAAACAATAAGGATTGGAAGCAGAACTGTAATATGGGAAAGATGAACAATCAGAACTTTGTGAGTATTCCCTTTGAGAAGCTAATCTCTATGATACAGTACAAGTGCGAGGAAGTCGGTATTAAGGTTATAGTCACGGAAGAGAGCTATACTTCTAAGACCGACCACTATTCAGACGAAGCCATGTGCCACCACGAGAACTATATTGGAAAGCGTATAAAGAGAGGTCTATTCCGTAGCGCATCGGGCAAACTGATAAATGCTGACCTAAACGGAGCAATAGGAATTTTAAGAAAAGTAGTCGGTGAACGCCTTTGGCAAATAGCTGATAGAGGTGTAGTGGTAACACCATCAAGAATACAAATTTTGTAGACTTGTAAATAAGTGCCATGAAAAAGAAAATGAGAGTTGTTAACGGCTTCAATGCTGCTACGGGTAGCTCAAAGCCATGTTTTTTACCAAGTTCTCTTAGAACTAAATAGTTTATTTATGCCAATATCAAGTGGGAAAATCGTAGCACCCGTCAGTATTGATGATGTCCGCACAGCATTGGGTGTATCAAGTTATGATTTAGGTTATTTGTGCAAGAATACTCATGGTAAAACAAATATGTGGGCAAAGTATAAGCCCGTAATATACCCATCAGAAAATATTAATCTTACAAACTCAAATTGGTGGAAAAGTAGTAATGGGAATTGTGGTATTGATACAAGCGGTGCGCAGGCTGGTACTTATAAGGATATAGTAAGTAAAATGACCTCTGACGGTTCAAATGGATATAAGTATTCACCGCCACAAGGAGGAAGCAATGCACCTTTCCGGCTTCTTGACTTTGAAGGGTATATGCCGGAAGCAATGGCGCCAATTCACTCGTTTACAGTTCCAAAGCAAGTATATAATCTAAGCGGAAGTACATTCGACGCTACAGTAGCTTATAATCCATCGTCTTCAATGGGAGAAAGCCTATCGTTAAGTGATATAGGTGGATTGGTATGGCAGGGTGTGGCTTATACATTAGGGGATATGTACTTTGGTGTATATATGGTTCAGAAAGGAGGAACAAGGTCGCAACGACTGACTGCTGACAGTCCGGGGACAATGCTGGTACAAGTACCAGTTGGAGGATTGCCAGTAAACACATATAATGTCTATCCCTTCTTGTCTACTGTAAAGCTTGGCATACTGGACGCAGATAAGGCTGCTGGCTATTTCACTTTGCCAAATACTAAGGTTGCCGAGATACAAGTAGTAAGTACCACATATAATATCATCATCAATGCTAGTATTGGAATGATTGCAACTGCATTGACTGTGACTGTTCAAGTCAAGAACCCGACAAGTTCAAGCAAGACATTTACTAATAATTGGCTGTGGGTTCGCTTTGCTAAACATGACTTGTTTGACCCACTGATGGTTGGCGAAACAAAATTAAAGTTAGGAACATTCACTGTGGCTGCTGGTGAAACATACACAGTTATCAGAAAGATATTTGATATAGAAGCAGACAAATCCTATAAGGTCTGGGTTACTCTTGATTCATCGAGATATACAAATTTCGTAGAGCCTCTACGACCAATAATGTAACAATAGAAAAGGGGAACTTTCACAAGCTCCCCCTAACCTCTAAATAAACTATGTAATATGCAACAAATACTATTCTCCTACAAGAACTTCCTGCAAGTCCATGATGGTACTTACATTGAAGTCGTTGGAAGCGATGTACTTTCCGAAAGCATCCTCACTCAACTTGTCATAGGTGAGTTCGTTTTCTTTGTCGCCCTCTTCCTTCATCAGCTTCTCAATGGTATTGTTGAAGTTTTGGAAATACTCATTGAGTTCCTTGCGCTCCTCAAAAGAATATTCGACTTCCTTCCCTTGTGACTGCATTTCCTGCCAGTGTTGGGCTTTCTTCTGCATCTCTTCCATTTTATCGTCTTTCAGCTTTTCATGTGTCAGCTTGACAAATTCCTCATAGCCTTCACTGATTGGCTTAATAGCACGTAATGCTTTAATAACTTTAAACTTGTCAGCATCCTCCATCTTAGTGAGTTTGCTGTCGTTCATTGTCTTATAAACGCTTACAATTTTAGATGTTTTCATTGTTATATTTTTTTAAAATGTTTCTACTAAAAAGCATCTATCTTCACAGACCGATGCCGTCTACTAACACTATCAAATATGAGATTAAACAAATCAATGGCAATTATATACATCACTTTGTATATGAGTGTCATTAATAATATCTTTCCTTTTCTTCACTCCATACAAACTGATGGTCGCAATGCTTGCATTTAGAATTGACACCACGAGGAAGGTCAATTTCTTTCCCGCAGTTGGGGCATACAGCATTATATGGAGGATAGACTTGGATAAAGTGTCGGTTGAACTTGGCAACCCCATCCTCTCCGGAATCTCCGAACTTATCCACGTATATTTTGATGGCGTTGAGCAAGTCCTTTGCATCGGCTGCGTCAATGTCCTTGTATTTCTCTTTCAAGAACTTCGCCAATATCTTTCTTAGGTCTTCTGCGTTGAAGTCAATGTCTTCAAGCTGCAAGGCAGTATCTTTGATATTTCTATCATGCTCTGCCCTAAGAAACCTTATAGTTTCTTTAATGTCCGTCCGTTCAAGATAGTCTGTAACCTCCAAGCTACATCTTTCACGGAACTTAGGTATTTGTTCTTCGGTTTTCTTTTCGTACTCTTTCCCTCTGATAGTAACCATATAGGATTGTATCTCATTGATACCAATAGCCACCATCAACGAAAAAGAGAAGTCAAGAGGAGAGAGGTTATCTACCCCTCTTGATTTCATCAAGCTCTTTGTCTGCTCGTAATTAACCATTATTTCAATGCTTCTGCTTTGATGTCTTCAATTACAGAATCAATAAGGCCACAAGCCTCTACTTCGATTTCCTTTGAGCCGTTGTAGCTTCTATTAACTTGTCCCCCATCGGATTCAGAATAAGAGAAGTTGCCGTACTGTCCGGTAGTAGAGTTTACACTACCATTGAATGAATCAATCAATGATTGCGAATTGATTGTAGCGTCACCTTCCAATGTGATAGTGCCAGTTGTGTTAGACACATGATAGGAAAGTCGCTTGTTGGTAAAAGTTGTTCCAGCCATTTCGTTTTATATTTTAAGTTTAGACTTCACTACAAAAGTAGATAAAATCTGTGAAAGTTCCAAAAAACCTTCCTACTTTCACAAGCAAGAAGGGTATCAGAATATTAAAATCACTCTTAATGAAAAATTGAAAATCAATCTAAACTATCTTCACAGACCGTATTTTAAAGTAGTCAAAGGCGACCACTTTAGAATTTTATGGTATAAAATATGTCATCAATGAAAATCTTACAAGTAAGTCCTTTGAACCTATCAACAAGACCTTTAAGAATATTCTTTTTCATTTCATCCAAGTCAGATACACTTTCTGAAAAATACTTTTGTGCCTCTTCTGTATCTTCCAAAAGCTGGTGCAAAGCTTTATTTAGACTTTCCGCTTCTTCCTCTAACAGACTTTTGTGTGGGCAAGTCATGATTTTACCGACAAGAGATGATAGGTCTGCATCTACCTTACATTCAAATTGAGTAGCCTTTTGAGTAGTACCTTCTTTACCTTCAAGTTCGATACGCATCATAATGGCGTAGTTTGCAAGGTCAGTCAGCGTATCAGACACCGATTCATAATTAGGCTTCTCATTACTATTAAGCAATGACTTCAATCGGTTAAACTTATCTTCCATGCGAACAATGCCAGCTATATTGCCATGTTCTTTGATTGACTTGCCGAATGAATCGCCATAATCTTTGTTCTTGTTTTCGTAGAGCGTTGCCATTTCAGCAACTATCTCTTTAAATCTTTCTATCTTACTCATGTTGTTAGTTTAATTACCACCAAAATATTCCTCCCCAAATCGCGTAAAAAATGATTAGAGAGAAAAACCATAAAACGCTCATAAAGCCAGCTATAAAAGGATTTCCATAATCGCTAATTTTGTATAGCCAGTATATAAATGCCATGCCTATTACGACCGCAACAATGTTACTCCACGTTATCATTCTTCATTTCGTTTAAGGCTTCTCCTTCATCAACCTCTCTTTTAGGAATGGCAATGGATTGTTTGAACTCGCCACCGTTATCCTTAATCAGAATCTCAATCTTGTTCATTGCCTCACGTTCGATGTTGTAGATTTGTTCCTTCAAATCTTTTACCTTTTCTTCATCAAGCGTTGTTTCAAGAGAAAGATAGCGGATAGTTTCGATATACTTCTGATAAAATTCGTTACGAGAAATATCGGAAGGTGCTGGCATGAGCATGGTGCTGCTTTTTGCCAAGTACGAGAAGTACATACACATCACATTAGTAACTTGCAATGTATCTCCTCCAACGGCAAAGGCTGGCTCGGAAAGCGTATAAATCCATCGCTCTGTATGCTGCAATACCTTAACAATTTCTTCCGGCATTTCGTCAGCATGTTCCATCAGTTGAGAGAAGCTGAAACCTTGTACATTTCCATTCTTGTCCTTAACTTCTCCAAACTCTTTGTTTGCTTCGATGCACTCACAGAATGTTCTAAGCCACAGATAAGGATTAGAGTAACCGCCACTTACTACATTGGTAAATACGTTTCTATGGAAGTTGGTAGACACAACTGAGTAATCGTCAGTAACTACAATAGAAATACCTCTATCGTCCAGTCTGCAATACATGTGTCCTTTGGTCTTTGGCACGAATACATAGGAAGTACCTATGAGTTTTACAAGCTGTGCCTTGCTCATTTTACTAATATCCATCATATCACTTTTAGGTTATTTATTCTTCTTTTTTTCGTCCTCGTAAACTAAATACAATTTAGCTTTGACAGCCTCGTCAGATTTCAGAGAGTGGGCGTTTCTTATTCTCTTACTTTTTAAGAATGCAAGAGCTTCTTCCCGGTTGTTGATAAATGGGTATATCCACTCTGGCAATTTCTCCTCCTCAACTTCGACATCTTCCATAATAGCTTCTTGGCGTTCTTCCAGCAACTCTTCCATTGCCATCTTGTTAGCTTCGTCCAAGTCCATGCTTTCAATGTCAGCCTCCACAAAGTCGGGAACTGGATAACATTCAAGAATTTCTGTAAATGTCGCCAAGCAGAAATCTTTAACGACTTTGACAGCTTCGTCCTTCTCTTTATTGTACCGACAAATTGCATAGTTTTCTGTTCCGTCAATCCGTCTTACAAGGCAAACTCCTTTGTTGAATTCGGAAACCTTGTCCCAAGTTTTTTTAGGAAGTGACGGAATTTGAAGCGTTGCGAGGCAATCGTCTAAGTAGTTCTTTTTCTCCATTGATTTTCTGTTTTAAGATGAAGCAAAGGTATGCTAAATTTTGGAAAGTTCCAAAAAATAAGGGAGAGAATTTAATCCCTCCCCACAAGAAAATTAGAAATGTCACTTTCGCAAGCTAAAGAATAGGGTTTAAAATGCTGTTATATTATGAACCAAAAGTTTGTAGCACAAATGTAGCAATAAACTTTGGTTATTCCAAACTTATGGATAAAAATAAAGAGGAATTGGTTCCAACAATTCCTCTTCTTAAAAACCTTGTACGCGCACAAGGCTCTGAATCTTAATTGTATGATGCAAAGATAGCAATAATTCCAATTACTCAAAGAAAGAATCGGGATTTTCTACAGATTTTGTATCACCATTGCTTTTTGAAACCGGAGATATGTTGTTCAGAGAATACAGATTGATTGTCTGTATGTGGATATTGGTTAACTGAACCTTATCGCCATGTTTGGTTTCTTCCAGCTTGTTGTATATCTTCCCAGTAAGTTCAACTAAGTTGCCTACATTGAAGTTGTCGAGAATGTATCGTGTCATTGTTCCTTTTGCAAGGCATACATGATAATCTATCCTATCAGCTACCTTATAGCCTTTTTGGGTAGTAAAACCCTTTTCGCAAGTTTTGAGTTTCACCATTACCCCATAACTACCGACTTCTCTAATGTCAGTAATCCATCCTACAAGTATAGCCTTATTCATCTATATTAGACCATTCAGAAGTTTCCAACAGAGCTTCAACCATTTGATTGTCAAGAAGTGGATAGGGATAGACTATCGGTTCTCCTTCTTCTGATAATGGTTCAACTTGTGGTACAAGTTCATTATATATTTCCTCATGCAAAAGAGCTTTTGTTTCGTCTACATTCTTTCTTCTGACTTCCCAATCCTTGTCGAATTGTTTCAAGTCTTCTACGGGTATTTCAAGCCAATTCATAATTTATCAGTTTTTTGCGTTTCAACCATTCTTCATTGAGCTTTTCTTTTTCGGTCTCTATTTCTTCGGGTGTAAGGGATTTATTATAGAGGGCAAAATAGTAGATAGCTCCTTTCAAAAGTCTACTGTCTCCCTCTCTTATAATACCTAAAGTCAATGTATCTGTATCGTCTGCATTGCCTACCGTAATCGTACTCCCATTATAGGAATTTTTAGTTTGATACGAAACGGAATCTTTTAAATTTACAGCCAGACCAGACGTATATTCACTGAAAGAATATGTAGCGTTATTACCATATTCAAAAATGAATGCCCCATTACCAGCAACGACTGATTTTGAAGCGACGACGTTATTAGCATTATTTTCAAGCGCTCTTCTGCATATTACAGTATAATCATCAAGAATAGGTAGATTATTGCATATACCGTAATCATCTACTCCGTCGAATACCAGCGCGCCTTCATAGGCAGATGGCAGTTGGGTGATGGTAATATTATTTACAGAATTTATAGTGAATCCAGCACTGATGCCTTTTTCACCTTCTTTGTAACATATAGGAAGTTCATATATACCATCTTTATTATAAGTAACATTCTTTTCAAGACCTTCATTGTTTCTATAATAATACAATATTTGTCCAGAATCAAGACCTTTGATTTCTATAGAATAAGAAGGAATATCGGATTCCAATTGACTATAGGCAATCGTAGCAAATCCTTTATCTATTCCTGCTTCTTTATATATTGAAATAGAATTAGATGTTGTATTACTTCCGGTATATTTTGTAAAATCTACTGTATATTTCTCGAATCCAGAAGAAAAGGAGTAGGCGAAGTTCTTAAGAGCCAAATCATTTCCTTTTACCCCTCTAATAGAAGAGGGTTTGTCATTATTGGAAAGCCCACTCATAAACCACGCATCAACTAAAGAAGGATTGAATGGGTGCTTAACTCCTCCCCCTCCCTTAGTTGATGTATGGCTCATTAGTTTACCAACATTTACTAACATAGGCTATGAATTTGTTTGAATGTCAGAACCCATGATATTGAGTTTTCCTTCTACAACAGAAAGAGTGCCATCGTAGACATAAAAGTATTCGACACTGCCAGCAGGCATATAAATAGCTGCTAAGACTGGTCGTTCGTGATTAGGGTCTAAGAACGGCATATTGAAGGTAGTATCTTCATAAGCTGCAAATCGGTAAAGTCCTTCTCCTAATTTGAGAGTTTGTCCTTGCTCCACATTATATGCAGTGTCTATAACTACTGCTTGCATGTGGTTATTGTTCTTATCTCTTGCTATTTCCATTTGATTGTAAATTAATTGATTAAACCTTACGTAAAGATACAAATTTAGAAATTACCCCCCCCGTAATTAACATTCATTAACCATGTGTGTAAGTTATTCTCTTTTAGTAAGTGATTAAAAAGTGCTTCTTGGGATTGAAATAATGGTCTGTTCCATTTAGGGTAATCATTCCTCAAAGAAGTAGAACCATCTGCAAGCTTATATACCATTACAAATCTATCATCTGCATACGACCATTCAACACTTATACTACTAATAGTAGTTATACATATTGTATATCCTTGTAGGTAGAACACTGTATCTCCTACATTAAATTCTGTATCTATTATCATGTTATTATTCTTTAGCTACTACTAATTTAATCCCATAATTAGACCCTTCCTTTACCCAAGTAAATGTACCTTTGATTCTACCTTTGACTGCGTTCTGAATCATATCAATAGAATCGCTCATAAATACTTGATAATTGACCTTTAAGTGCCAAAAGTCTTTATTCCTTTCTTGCCACGGACAAAGGTAAATTACTGCTGATGAATAGCCTCCGCCATAATTCTTTATGTATAAGTCTGCTTCAAAGGTATAGTTTTCTCTTTCTTCGTCATAGGGTTCGTGCTCCCATGTACATGGCACTCCTTTATAGAAGTGCATCTTCCAAGTTTGTTTTTTCATAATTAGTCTATCAGTTCAAATGAATAACAAAAAACGTATGGATTCTTTAGCCAAGTTCCTTTACCGGATACTTTATCTATGAGGGCTGCAAAGGCTTCACGGGGTGTATCAAACCCATCGTCTTTGTTTCCCTCAAATTCATAAAATATAGATGGTGGAAACTTATCATCACCCGAATCTTCATATATCCCTTCTTTCAAGCAATCTTTATCGGAGATGTCTTGCAATCTTTCGATTTTGATGTTGGTAATGCGGATATGGCGAGGCATGAGGTCAGCGCGGACAAAAAGTTTATTACTCCAGCCTGCGGAACTCTTTAATACACCATCTTCGCCATCTCCCCAATTCGCAGTTCTAAAAGCATCGTACCTTGAATCGACAGGATACCCTTCTTGTTCGACATCACGATAATTTTGCGCAATGGCAACAACTTCACCGACTTTGTATTTTGGAATGTTCCAATCCGTAAAGTCGCCTTCGTCGTTTCTCCAACCAAAAGCATAATTTAATGGAGATACTATGTTCCCGTCATTATCGTAATCATTTGGTTCAAAAACAGGGAATACAATATCATAAGTTTCATTTGGTCTGTCATACTTGCAGATTCGTCTTGTCATAGTCTTCCGACCATCCAATACAGCTTGGGTTAAGCCGTATTTATCATTAAACATTATCTTCTTCATTGTTCAGCAAATTAGGATTATCAAAAATATTACCTATCACAATACCATTCTTTTGAATAAGCATCGGTTTAACAAGAGTAGAAGAACCGCTATGATATCCGATTATAAAAGCCCCAGAATCAAATTTCACAACACATGTATACATACCATTATAGCCACGTTGCATAATCATATCATCCTCATAGATTTCTTTTCCGTTCTTATCAAATAGTCCGGTGAACTGCCCAACGGTTTCAGCCCATACATCATAGCAGCGTCCGTCTTCTGGGGAATATATTTGAGCTTTGTCCGTAAGGATAAATCCGTTTTTATCCCTTCCGGCAGTATAGAAGAAAGAGAGATATCCATATCTCCATTCTCCCGTATCAATGTCCTTTCCTCTAAATTTTATTTTTCTTACCATAACATTATTTTTTAAGTCTTGCTACAAAGTCCTCCAAGTACATAGTCTGATTGATACCGTGTACTTCGTTAAATACATCTACTATCATTTCCTTTGCCGCTTCAATAGCCTTTTTTTCAGTCACTTCAACTGCCAGTTCGCAGTCTTGAACGATACTAATATGTTCATTTTTAACCACTCTAAAACATACACTGTAATTATCTATTCTGCTATGTGGTAAACAATGTATATCATCACAATCTATGTTATTAAAGAAACAATCTGAACAACCATTACAGTGAGAAATATCTATTACTTCTAAGGTTACTCCATCATACTCAAATCTTTCACCTATTTTTTTTTCTTCAAACATATTAGTTCCTCCTTAATCATTGTAATAAAAATATCGCATACATCATAGCATAACTCTTTTAGTCGTTTACTTTTGACTTCATCATCCAATGAATCTTGTGAACCGTGATAGGTCTGGTTCACCCTACAATATGAGAAAGATTCACTTTCTATGTTCACCATAGTATCGTCCCCATCAAGGAAGCAATCGGGAATATCAATCAGTATTTTCATATCATTTGGTTTTTAGTTCTTCACTTAATAACAAAGTATCTATTTTGGAATAAAGTCCTTTGTCTTTAAATTTACGTATTCTCTTAAAAAGATTACCAGTCAGACAGAATCGGTATGACTTACCTACAATATTTGGTATTTCTTCACGTTTAACCCGATTATCTTCACACATTGAGGCAAGCATATCGACCTACTGTCTGGTGGCTACACAAGTACCCGACTTGTTTTTATCTATGGTAGTAACTACAAATTCTTCCAACCCCACTTCCTTTGCAGCCGGGAGAAGTCTTTTTAGATACTTCCTGCACATCTTCTGTAGCATAGGCTATTCATCTGATGGCTTATAATCCCATCCATTTAGTTCATAGCATCGCTTACGGACAACTTCTCTATCCCAATGCTCAAATATCTTAGTCCCTCCCATGCCGTCTTTTTCTCGCTCATATAAAGCCCACTCTCTTCCTCTTGGCTCATAGTAATACTTTGGTTGACTATTTGCCAAGTCCTTGTATTCTTGCTCAGTCATATCAATAGTCAAGTTTAGGCATTAGAAGAGCTTCGGATAGAGATAACTCTTTGTCGTAAAATGTAATCTTAATTCCTTTGCTATCATCTTTAGGGAAATGGAATCTTATGCCTTTTCTTGCATCCAAAGCATCGGCTATCAATTCAATGTTAAGTGGGTCAATAAGTACCTTTTCCGCAAATCCCGGTTTGAATTGACTTATAACTTCGTTATAATTGGGATATTTACTATCTATATTCGCGAACTTATACTTTATGTCCCAATCGTCATATATAGCGTGGAAACCATCTTCTTCAATCTCAATAATAGTATGCTTGATGATTTCCTTAAAGTTCTTTGCACTAATTAGTTTACCATCCAGTAATTCCTTCTCTTCTTCGCTAAAGTTGCAAATCTCATTTAGGCAGGCTTTGATTAATATCTTGCCGTTGCTGGCAATTGCATATCCATCTTTGAAATATATGCAATTCATTACTGGTCTAAGAAAGTCATTTGCACAAGCTAAAGCTAAATGCAGCTTAATCCCTTTGTTGAAATTGTGTCTAATCTTCTTCATATCATTTGGTCTTTTAGTATTATAGCATCTACTTTGGAGTAGATACCTTTGTCTTTAAATTTACGTATTCTTTTAAAAATCTTTTGTTCGTTACACTTCCGGTATGACAGACCGAGTAAGTTGGGAATTTCCTCCCTTTTTATTCTATCATCGCCACATAGAGAAGCCAGCATATTGACTTGGGCGTTTATATCCAAGTTTACACTTGAATAATTTGACGTTTCATCGAGCCACTACTTCTTAGGGAGCTTGCGCTCCGGTCGTCCATAGTTGGGTTCTCACCGTCCAATCCCCGCTGCGCCAGCGGTTGGGTTAGTAAATTCTGTGCTTGTAGTCCGAAGCGTTTAATGTTTCGGGCTGCAAGTAAATCTCTGTCATTTGTAGTTCCACACTTGGGACAAGTCCACTTGCGGTCGGAAAGTTTAAGTTCTCTATTTATATATCCGCACTCACACATCTTTGAAGACGGTTCAAAGCGACCTATGCGAATTAAAGTCTTTCCGTACCATTCACACTTGTATTCAAGCATGGAGAAGAAAGTAGACCAACCAACAGAACCTATTGAACGTGCAAGCTTATGATTTTTCATCATGCCGTCAATGTTCAAGTCCTCTATGATTATCGCTTGGTTTTCGCGAACGAGCTTTGTACTTACTTTGTGTAAGAAGTCTGTCCGTTGGTTGGTTACTTTCTCGTATTGTCTTGCTAACTGCTTTCTAAGTCTTTCATGTCTGTTTCCTCCCTTTTTGGATTTACTGAAACGCTTTTGGATTATCTTCAATCGGTCAGTAGCTCTTTCAAGATATTTAGGATTTTGAAATACGTCCCCATTGGAACATACAGCAAAGTCCTTTATTCCTACATCTATCCCGATTGTACCCTCGTAAGTTATCGGTTCTTTAGATGGAAGTTCTTTCCCATCCTCAACCAATACACTGACATAGTATTTATCTGTCTTGGTTTTAGATACCGTGACAGACCTTACATCTCCTTCAAACTTTCTATTCTCAGACAGCTTCACCCATCCGATTTTAGGAAGTTTAATCCGGTTGTTATCCAAGTCTACTTCTACAGAGTTGATAGCCTTATATGCTGCTCTGCTTTTGTGTTTGGACTTGAATTTAGGAAACCCTTTCTTCTCACGAAAGAACCTTGTAAATGCACTATCCAAGTTCCGGATTGACTGTTGCAAACTTTGATTATTTACTTCTTTCAGCCACTCCATGCCTTCCTCTTTCTTCAAGTCGGTAAGCATCTTGCATAGGTCAACCGCATTTATTCGTTTCCCTTCGTTCTGATAGGCTTCTATCCGCTTTGCCAAAGCCCAATTATAGATAAAGCGTACACATCCAAAGGATTTCTCAAAGAATATCCTCTGTTCCTTAGTAGGCTTCAATCTATATTTATAGGCTTTCAACATATTATGCGTCTTTAATTCAGTACAAAATAAGATATTATAAATTAAAAATCAAACGTTTTACTTTATTTAAGTATCTCTTTGTATATAAGTGTTCTAAAGAATTGCTGAATGCCTAAGAATAGGATAACGAGAATGACTGCTATGTTAGTATAGCAGATAGTCAGAAACGCGGAGTTCGATGTGAATAAGACATCATTGAAGTTTCTTTGGACGCAAAGAATTAAAAGGTAAACAATGCCAATTTGATGCCTCCAACAAAATCTTAATGAAATACTAAGAATGAGTAAGAATAGAGAAGTAATGAATGAGATTTGAATATACTCTGCAATAGTAAATGATAAAGGAGTATAAAGACAGTAATATCCATCATAGTCTTGGTAGACTACTTTAAAATTATAAGCTATAAGTTTCTCAATATAATCAATGAGAACAATTAATAAGAATACTGTAGTAGCAATTTTAGTTACTTGAACTAATATTCTTCTTAATATAGGATATAAACTATTCATTACTTTCTCTTTATTTTGACAACAACTGTATCGTTCCGTATAGAATCATTCTTTTCTCTAAACTTAATATCCCCAACTGGTGTTTCATTATGACGTGGTTCAATAATAATGTCTGGGTTTTCTATAGTCGGAGATGGCTTAACCGTATCTTTCTCAAATTTAACTTTGAACCGTACATCGCCAACATTGCTCTCGTGACGTCTTGGATGTTTCAAAATCTTAGGATTTGTGATAACTGGCATCTTTCTCTTCGTAGTGTCAGACGGAATACTATCGTTCTTCGTCTTCACATTCACTTTTATCTTCACCATCTTCTACTTTTATTAAGTGACCTTTTTTATTTCCATAGGCAAAGTGACGGGCTTCGACCTTATTATTAGCTATCATATAATAGACAGCCGAAGTAGTCTTGCCAATTCTCCTTGCGTATTCTTTTACGCTTATCCACTTTTCCATAATGGTTCTTATTTTTGTCCCGTACTACCATATCCGTTAGCACCTCTGTCGGTATCAGAAAGCTCTTTCACTTCCTCCCATTCGATTGGTAAGGTAATGCCTATCTTAGCTTGGACTATTCTTTTTCCTACTTCGTACTTTGGCATGGAGGGCATAACATGATAAAATACAGCTGACATCTCACCACGGTAAAGTTCATCAATAGTTCCCTCACAGTTGGATAAGACCATACCAGTTTTCCATACGCTGCTTCTCGGTCTAAGGTCAAGCGACAAATGAAAAGGGCACTTGGATAAATCTATATCCGTGTTCAATCCCATATCTATAGTAGAACCTTTCAATATAGTTTCCCAATCTCTTTCCATTTCTATCGCAATGCCTAATCCATACTTATAAACGTTAGGTGCAATTTCCTCGCATGAAGTAGCGTATAAGTCCCAGCAAAAGTCAGATGGGTATTTCTTGAATGGTGAAGGAACTGATTTATCCAGCTTCTTAAATTTTATCTTCATTGTAAATTTGGTTTTGATTACAGTGACAAAAGTAGCTGAAATTTTGGAAAGTTCCAAAAAAAAGAGGTCGTAATTGTGTTAAAAGAAAGAGAGAAAGCACGATTGTTACTCCCTCCCTTTCGACTTAAAATAAACGAGATTACAAACTACAAGTTCACAATATCCACATAGTTAGATTCAACAACTCGTTCGATTCTCCAATCAGCCATTGAAGCGGACATAGCTTCTTTGACAGTGTTTGTTGCCTCTTCTGTTGTATCAGCTTCAACAATCAACATGCAAGGTGTCTTCTTCTCGTCGCCCTCGTCGTTTAGAGTAATGTAGTTGAGCTTCACTTTAAAGAGCTTTTTGTCCTCCTTGTCCTTATCTCCCAAAAATTCTTGGAAGTTTGTTCGTCCAACCGCAAGAACTGAGAACTCTTCTGCTTGGTAGATAGACAGTTCTTCATTCATCAGCTTTTCGCATTCTGTGCAACTCATAGCGTTTACAAGATACTTTTCTGTTACTCTCTTTTGCTTGCCTCTTTCGTTGATTTTCACGTAAGAAACTTTTGCTTCCATTAATTGTACTAACATGATTAATTCTTTTAATTGATTAAAAAATAAAGTTATTTATTCCTACCCATCCTATTACTCTGAATGGGCAGATATTGCTTATAATTTTGCTACTATATTCTGGCGAATACATGAACCAATTACCTAATAGATATTCCCCATGAAAAATCATCTTATTTTCGCATAGGAATAGAACTTCTTCGCCTTCTTTCGGTAAATACTGCTCTATTTTCGTAAATTCGATTTTATTTTCCACAACTAACTTGGATAAAAGGTATAACAATTCTGAAAGTTCAGTTTTACCAAATCTATGCTTCTCTCCTTGTGCCAATTAGGAACATAATTGCAGATGGCGAACTCTTTTTCTTTCTTTTCATATATATCTTCTAAGAATTGCTTAGTAGTCATTCTGTAGAAATCACAGTTAGGTGCTTTAAATACTTCTTTGCCATCTATTTCTTCTGGATTGACAGCAATAAATTTTGCATGGTCTTGAAATAAATAGCATTGTGGATTATAGGCACAACCAAAATCATAGACAGTATATTCTTTAGGTATGATTTTTGATAGATAGTAATATGTTTCCATAAAGCCTATAAAATCTGTTCCTATAGCACAATACTCCTGCTTGAAAACCCTATCTTTTTCTTCCTTTGGAATAAGAGATAGTACATAGTTTGTGATTTCTTGTTCGTTCATATCAAAAAGGTAATTCCTGCAATTCGCTACCAAACGGTAATTGATTGCTCATATTGTCATATATGTCTTGTAAGTCAGAAACATCAGATTCGGGTGTCGGTTCAAATGTCAACTGTGCTGGCTGCTCCTGCCAGCCATAGACAATGTTTTCCGATATTTCGTTCTTAAGTCTACGGGATTCGACCTCATAGTACATGCCTACTAATAAGTCTATCACTCCCATGCTTCGGTTCTTGCAGACCTCAATTACAGAGTTATACTTTAGATATGGCAGAACTTTGTCCTTGCCGAAGAACTCCCCTGCCCTCTGTTCAAAGTCTTTTCCTATTCGATGTATGATGAATACAGAATCAGCTAAGTTAGTTAAATCTGCTGTGCCAGATATGCTTTCTTTTCGTAGGAATATACCTTCTTTTCTTGGATGGCATACTAACAGCACATGCACATTCTTAGCTTTAGCATATTCTTTTAAGTCATTGATGAACTTAGTTTGCTGGGTATATTTATCACCTTCATAGTTGTCAATCTGCAATGCCATCAAGTTATCAAGAACAATAAGCTGTACACCTTCTTTGTCTACAAGCTCTTTTACATCAGCAAACAGTTGTTGCCATTTACTTCCATAATTGTTGTTGTAAAGGAATAGTTTGCCTTCTAACCAATTACTTATCTGATTGGAAATATTTTTAGGAGCATAGTAATAATTTTCAAAGCCTTCTCTCTTGCATACATAATTTTTACCAGCGGCAATTTGATTTATCCAACTTTGAAATCTAAAGTCTTGTAACTCTCCCGACCATATTCCTACTTTATATCCTCTTTGTATAGCATTCAGAGCAACACAATCTATCCAGCTACTTTTTCCCGCACCAGAGCCGCCAGACAATACAGTCACATCTCCAAGCAATAAACCAATGATTTTTTTGTCAAGTTCCTTATATCCAGTTGGGATTGAAGCCATCTTACTCATATCCACATATTGAACATCAGTCATAGCCAGCCACTTCTTTCCCTTAGCGGAATCCTCCTTCTTTGGTACAAAAGGTTCTTTCTTTTGTTGAGAATAGTATTGCATCTTATGTTCATGCCTTTGGTATTCCTTGTGGTCGTAAGCATCCGGTTCAAACTTCAACCGAAAGTCTTTCCATGTATATTGAGAACAACTTGAATGCAGACATTTAAAGCCAAGTCCTCCATTCGACATCTCAAAGATTGCTGAATCCGGAGCACGGTGTGAACTATTGAATGGGCATTCGTCAAGTATGTACTTTGTGAATGATGATGTCCTTACAATGTTTCTCACCGCAATGTGGTGTTTATTTAGAAATGCTTCTAAGTCAAACTTCTCATTGCTGTAGTAATTGCTTTTGCTCGGTTGTTCCGGTTTCGGGAGCATGGCAGCAACTTTGGCAAAGTATTCGTTTGGAGTTATTTTAATTTCATCTGGTATTCTTAGTATCTTACTTTCCCTTTGAGGACGCTTCTTGGTATTACTTCCCTTTCGACTAAATGTACCATAAAGTTTGCATACCCGGCTTGCATTATGTGTAGTACAATCTATTTCTACATTCGGATTAGAGAATAGCATATCAAGAACTTGCAGGAACTCTTTACAGATTGTAGTATTCTCATTGCTATTCTTCATGGCTATTTTGTACAGTAGATGGAAACCATTGCCGCTATCGCATACTACTGGTTTTTCAAAACCTTCATCCCGTAGGAACTTGAATACATTGTTGACTACTTCTTTCGCCATCTCCTTCTCTTCATCAGTTGAGTTTGTGTCTGATGGCTTCTTAGTATCTATGTCTATCAATATCCAATCTCTTCCAACAATGTCATTGTCAGAAGTAGTTGACTTTGGTTTGGTAACAATCCTATCATGCTGCTCTCTGTCATAACATGCTGGATTGATGGCATTCAATGTGAAGTAGATGTTACAGTTGTCATACTTCCTAATTTCGTTGAGCAGGGTGTTTACATCAGTAAAGTAGCCGGAATAAGTTCGTTTATAAGCATTGTCTACTATACGAACTTCGACCAATTCTTCACCCGATTTAAAGGTGTCATACCATTGTCTAATAGTTATTTCATTCATGGTAGTTCCTCCCTTAGTTTATCCAATAGTTCTTGTGCGCAGGCTTTTGCATAATCAATACTATCAGTACAAATATCGCTTGCTACGAATGTTTTTATCGTAATCCATCCGCACCACCAAGTATTCATTTGTACATCAAAGATGTTCTTATAAATGCCATAGTTTTCAATTCTATATTTTCTCATGCTGTTATTGTTTAAAGTGTTCAATCAGTTCGTCCACGGAGGCTTTATGCCACTTATCAAATAGTATTTCCGGTTTGTCTTGGTAGTGCATTCCTACTTTCAGATATTGGCATAAGAACCAATCTTCCCCATCCGTGAACCATTGGCTATCGTCTGTATCATATCTCAATGCAGCAATGGCAAGAAACAAGAACTCATTAGCTCCACAATCGACCCTTCCTTTCTTGGTGACAGTATCTACATTATATATCACCCCATATAAATTCCCATAGAATGTAATGATTGCTCTTCCTTCTTCAATACTTTTATGACTTCCCTTGCCATCATAATTATGTGCATCTAAAGTTGTATCACCAGAATTAAGTAGTTTATATCTCAACTCTTCCAGCTTCTTTCTAAGCTCTGGCGTATTCTTTCGTATAAAGCACGGTGTTGTAAATCCCATAGTTATTCTCCTTTCAGTTTCTTTATTAGTGCGTCAGCAAGTTCTACAGACCATGATACTACATCTGGATATAGTATGCCGCACTCAGTTATACCCTTTTTATGCTGTAGTTTAACAAACTCTGTAGAATAATCTTTCGCCAGTTCGTAGCGTCGCTTTTCCCAATCAATGGCTGAATTTCCAAGATTTAAAAAATCAAGTTCACACTCTCTGAAAACCTTATTATCACATACATATAGGTTATCTCCGTTATATAGCGCATTGATATTTATTCTCGGAATTACATCTATTAAAACTCCGGTTTCTTTTATTCTTGCTTTCATAACTTATTGTATTTTTCGTCACATTCTTCACAATGTAGTTTATAGGCGTATGCCAATGCTTTTAGGGTAATGGGTTCAATGGTGAAATCGTACTGATTATCTCCATATACGATAGATACAGCTAAATCCCTATCTACAAAATTAATGTATGCTATTGCATCATTATCTCCTCTTATTTGAATCGTTTGGGTTTCCATATCAATATTTCTTTTTAAGTTTTAGAGATAACATTACTCTATCCCATAAAACTAAATAGCTATCCCAATAATCCCCAAAGTTGAAATAGTACCAACTCATTTGTATATACCATATTGGCAGATAGACTATGAATATAGCGAGCCATAAAGGAGTTAACAGAAATCGAAGTATTAGTCTTATTTTACTCATATATCAATAATTTTTAGAAGTTACACCTAAACATAACACTTTGTCTGACACTCCGATATCATCAAATTCTAAAGTAAGATATTCAGTGTCGTAAGGATAAGGGTATCTGCATCCCTTCAATTCTTCGTCAGACAGTTTGCGCCTAACTCGCATTTCGATTTCGTAATCATCGGAAATATTTTCAATAATTTTTCTAAGTTGTCCTACATTTTTTATTTCCATATCAATCTCCTTTCTCTTTAATAACCATATCTCTAATACTACGTTGACCGAAAAAAGGATAAGTGATTGTTCCACCATAGAACTCAATGGTGTCGCCATCAATAGTTATTGCAGTGCCACTCTTCACATGATAAGATTTACTATCACAAGATGATAGTGTCAGCATTAAACTGGCAAATAAAAGTATCTTCTTCATATTTTAATCTCCTTTCTCTTTCATTCGTTATTTTCTATAACAAGCCAATCATCTACTGCCATTAATTCTGGGTCTTCTCCAAACCTAATAATATCATCTTTATCTGCCATATAACCCAAAGGGCATGTTGAAGCAAGGCATTTTCCTTGGAATTTAATTCCAAAAACTTCACGATTCTTATTCAAAATAAATCTTGCCTTTTTCAAAAACTTCTTGGCAAGCCTACGGTTGCATTTAATGTTTCTTTTAGTAAGTCTTATTGCCACAATTCTATAAGCTTTATGCCAGTCAATTATATCTCCGTTATAAATATATTCTCCATCGTCACAATCCTTATGATTGCATCCATAACCACCATTTACTGATGTATCAGATGTAAAAAAGCCGCAACGTGAACATAGATTATCAATGTGAATTAGTTCTTCCATAAAATTTCTATTTTAATCGTTGTAACACATCTTTGTTCGCTTCGAGGATTTGGTCGAAGGATGGGATAAACATCCAGAAAAGAACGCTCCCATCATATGCTATTAAACTTTTATTCGTATAAAACTTACCTCCACAGTAAAACAAAATTCGATATTTATAGTCCTTACCTGCCACAAGCACCCAACACGAATATTCCGGTAAACGTTCTTCCACGCTTATCCACGGTGACTGCTTTGACAGCCATTCGACACCCTTCTTAAACATATTCAGTATTGCTTGCCTTTGATAGACTAATTCACCTTCAACTACTATTGCATAGCTTGACATAAGCTCTTGCTTTGCTGCTTCTTCTATTGTCTGTTTCATATCAATAGTTAGGATTTAATACATATACATCACATTCGTGACATTGATTACACTTTTTATTACTATCTTTAATACACATAAGTTTGACTTTATCATGTTTTGATTTCATTGCCCATTCCGCACCTGCAATGAACCCTTGATAATATGCAGGGAATAAACTGCCACTGCTCCTACTTTCTGCAAAAGAATGAGCAGCTTCTTTCAATGTCTGTTTCATACGCATTTCGATTTATCAATTTGTCCTATACGCTGATTCTCAAATCCCTCTATCTGTGCGTCAGTAAGGTTGTTCAGCCATTCATCAGCATACTTTCTGTACTTAGCATGATTGCATTTATAAAATTCCAATCTAAGCCATTCAATAGTTATGTTCTTTTGTTCCATAATCATCTGGTTATAGTGGTTCTTTTATTAAATAAAACCATAAGTATCAAGGCAAAGGCAACTTTCAATAACCGCTTTTTACCAACAATTACAATGTTGCTTCTATTTAGCCCGTCATAAGTCATTATGCTATAACTTTTTCGATATGGAGCTATGCACCTATAGATATAAATTTTGGTAAGTGTATATTTCATAATCATTAAGTAAATGGTTCATCACTAAGATTAATTACTCCCTTATCAGTAAACTCGTAACCAATGTATGTAGCAAAACTTCCATTTAAGACATACCAATCTGTTTGATTATCATCATCGCTGTGTGCGAAAAGTAGGTCATTTGTTACATTCTTATCCCTCTTTAAGCCCACGAAATAGTTGTTATTATAGAAACTAATTTCGGGAATATACTTGAATGCGCTTGTATCTATACCATCGTAGATACCGTACTTCTTTTTAAATTTCTCGTCCATAATTATTCAATTCTATAAGTTTCTAACATACATTGTTCACATTGATGAAAAAAATCATTTTCTTTCAACTTTAAAGCAATTTCATAAGCTATATCATATGCCAGTTCGTCTAAATCCTCGTCCAAGTAATATGTCTCGTCTTGCAGGCAGGCAAAATCTTCATCTTGTTCAATTTGTTTTTTGAAGTAATCAAATCCCACTTTTTCATCTTCAAAGAAATCAGTCCATATCCAACTATCTTTGCTAATGTTGTCAAATTGACGTTTGAGGGATTGATATGCTAATTTTAAAAGTTCTTCATTCATAGTTATTCCCTCTTATTTAAATAAATCAAGTTGTGTATGTTTTTGTACTTTCCCAAGTATGAAGTCGCAAATGAAATTCCTTGCGTAGTCCGGTGAAATCATTGACCGTTCTTCGGAACAAATTCCTGCTTTCTTTCCCTTTTTACTTTTCATTATTGTTTTAGTTTGTATTGGCTTCTGATAACTTCTTCCATTTGTTGGTTTACAGTTTACAAACCAATAAGCTGTTGGTTTTTTAAAATAGTCACCTCTTTTTGTTCTATCTTTGTCAATAAAAGTATAAGGTATGAAATTAGCTGGAAATAAAAGATAATGCGGCTGTGTAGCAGGATTTTCGACTATCAATCTTAAACCTTTCAAATCACAAACGGCAAACAATTTATATAATAGAATATAGAATTTATTTCTATTATTTATCCTTTCTAATACTATACTATATTGCTCTTTTTTATCTTTACAATAAAGATTATTACATGCCATTTGATAGTAATTGGCTTGCATAGCTTCAAAATAAATGCAGGGGAAGAAAGCTATAATTAAATCATCTTTCGTGATATTATTAAATATGCTTTCCTCTTCATCATATGCTTTTTCAATCTCTACAAACAAGTCTATCTGATAGTCAGTCTTTCCGAATGAATTTTGTATATCATAATCGAAAGATTCATATCCAAGTTTTCTAAACTCGTCACGGAATGTTGCGCTTTGTTCAAAGAAGCAATGTACTTTCCCTTTTATTTCCATATCATTTATCTTTTATATTTACCTCTATTGATATTTTATCAACTATTTCTTTCTTAAGAATATCTCTACATATAGGTGCTATAAAACCATAACCTCCATGTGTTTTACGGTTCTTGTTTCTCTTCCTGCGTTTCGCAATCTGCTTGTTTGTGCACCTATCATCTTTTGGGCGATATTTTCTCATTTTGGGTGCATCACACGGTTCTAAAGGAGAAATATCACTATATGGATTATAAATTTCATAATAGGTATTATCGTTCCAAGAAATTTCGTCCTGCATATTTTACCCCTCTTTCTTTTTAAGACTTATATCAATTGACAACCTATCGGCAATTTCTTCCTTAATTATCTCCCTGCACAAATTCCTTATCATAGAGTAATCACCATGTCTTTGTATCTCGTTGGAAACCATACAACGAACCCACCTCTCTATATCAACGTCGTTTCCATATGTGTTTTGAAAGATACGTTTAACCTCCTCTTTCACAATTGGAACCATAATTTCCTTTATATCCTCTTTAGTCAACTTTAGTTCGTTGTGGATATAGTTCTTTACTTCTCTGTATCTATATTTACCCATAATCAACCTCCATTATTCATAAATCTATTCATCCAGTCTATAGCCTCTTCTATTGATTCAACGTATCTGTATTCTCTTGTTGCACAACGTTGCATATATTCAAAACATATTCTTCCGTAATCGTCAAAATAGATGTTATACGCTCCGTAGTCATTTGCTCCAGTACATGGAATCCCAATCTCCAAAGCTTTTTGAACGTCTTCTGCATTGCAAGACATATAAGCATGAACTACATCACTACAATATACTCCTTCTAATCCTCTTAATTCTACTATTCGTTCCATATCATTACTTGTTTGTTTCTAAATATCCGTTCTCAATCACCCAGCACAGCATTTGATAGGCTGCACTCATAATATCCGGACTATACTGCGTACTTATAATGGTACGGGTATAGGAATCCATATACACGAAATACCACAAGTCGGCAGCCTTATATATATGCAGCATACATATATTGATGGAAGGTGGTAACTTCTGCATAATGTCCTGCAAAGTATAAGTAGGATATTCATGCTTCATATTAGGCTGACTTACAAAAAGGGAAGGTTCTTTTTCTACTTCATCCGTCCCATTAATGATAGAATCTGCTGTAGGTAAAAACTGATAGTGCATACTTGCATCACTTGTATTCAATCCAAGTTCCTGCAAATGCTGCATCTGAGCTATGCTTAATACTTGATTCTTCATATCAAAAAGTCATTTTTTCAAGTTTTTCAATCTGTTTGCGTAAAGATGCAATCTTTCTTTTCTTCATTTCCTCTGCTTTCTTTATGGCTTCGGATTTATCAAGAAAAGCATCTTTGCCTATGTAGAGGAAAGTGTGAAAATTGTACTTAATATAACTGTAATCATAATCTCTTACTTCATAAATCTCTCTTTCTATTTCCTCTATTCCGCGAGAAATAGCATACTTAGTAACATATACTTTTGCCATTATTTACCCTCCTTAATTCTTTGATATTCTTCTTTGGGAGAAAATGCTTCTCCGTTCTTCTCGGCTTTCAATGTCTCAAATCCAACCCTTACCAATTTAATAACTTCTTCAATCGGCAATTCATTATAAAACTCGTCTACTGTCTTCCCATCAATATAACGAACTCCGTCTATCACTTCACATTCGTATTCCTTGTTTCCAAGTGTCAACTTACCTTTATACTTTTCCATATTTTATTCCTCCACTTTTTCAAAGTAAACAAAGTTTTTATCTTTCCTTTCATGAGCGGTACATTTAGGACCGCCATATGTTATATTACCCTTTTTGCCGAAGAAACACCTTCTACAATCTCCCCAAGACGACATCTTTCTAACTATTAATTTGACACCATTATACTCAAATACTTCTCCGATTTTCCTTTCCCCTTCCATAATCTCATATAAGTTCTAAAGTTCTTTGTATTCCAGCTTCCAATGCTTCTTCGTAGGTATCCCACAGACCGCCATCATTAGGACCCCTGGAATCATCATCTTCCTGCCACGTTCCGTTATCGGCTTTCACTATAGCATAGCCATACCCTACGGCACTTCGGTATATTTCAATATGTAGGTTCTTGGTTTCACGCAGCCACTTTTGGGCAATGGATTGAGTTGGAGCAGAGATAGAGTAAACGTCTGTATTATAATTCTGGGCATCGTAGCTTTCATCTATCTCATACTCAGGACCACTACCTCCTTTATACACCAATTCATAAAAGCTACTAACATCTTCTTTAAATCCTGCCGCCTTTAGTAGCTTCGCTGTCTCTAATGTTACAAGTTCTTCGGTCATAGCTGTATAAATAATCTAATTGTTAGAACAATAGTCGTAATGATAAAGATTAATGCAAAATGTTTCCATATTTTTGCAGTAGCCTCCAAACCGTGTTTCCGCTTGTCAAACTCGCTTATTGCGTAATTCAAAGCCTCGTCTTTCAGTCCTTTAAACTTATCATTCAAAGCCTCGGTTATATCATCTGCAATAACATGCTTCACCTTTTCTGACACGGATTCCGGATATCCTCTTTCCTCATAGTTCAATTCACTCAACAAGTCATGATGAAATATATAAGGTGTTCCGTTCACTTCGTAGGAAAGTTTGATACCGCTTTCTTTGACGTATTTCAAAAACTTTTCCTCTGCAATCTCATTTATCCTTTCTTGGTTAAATTCTGACTGCTTCTTTATCTCATTAAAATATTCCTCGTCAACAATTACACAGTTGTTTTCAAGCTTCATTACATGTGCTTCCATGATTATTCTCCTTTAACCTCCTTATTAGTTTTAACAAACCCCCTTTGAATGCACCAACATAACATATAATAGGCTGCATCTATCAACCTCGGCATTTTTTCTAAATGAACGGTTCCATTATTCGTTACGTCTACATATTTGAGCCACCACAACTCCACTTTCTTAAATATGTACAAATCATATATCTGTATAGATTCCGGCAGCTTATTGAGAATGTCCTGTAAGGTATAAGCAGGTAGTGTTTCATATGATGTAAAACCGCAAGTTTGAAACTCTTTCTGCAAACTCATAAACCACTTACCTTTTGATTTATCATATATACGACTTCCATGCGACACTCTTGCCCAATATATACTTGCATCGCTCGTATCTAATCCAAGCTCCTGCAAGTGCTTCATCTGTTCGATTGATAATACTTGTTCTGTTTTCATAATTCGTAAGATAAAATTACAACCGTTAATGCAATGAAAATGATTACTACTATCAAGGCGATAGATAGACATCCCTTTTCGTATTCTTCATCTTCCGATGGTGTGTTTTCGTTATACCAATCTAATGGATGTTTTAATTTCATTTCTCGTTCCTTTCTTTGTTTAAATTTTTATCTTCACATCGAACTATTTTATGTTTCTTACAAAACCTTATCGAATACCTTACTGCCTTCCGTATATCTTCGTACTCCTTCACACTGTATATGTTGTATGTACGGAGCTTTTTCATAATCATTTCCTCCATGAAAGGAAGTATCTCTTTCTCAAACATTCTTCCACTCTTTACTTCCATATCATTCTACTAATTCAAAATGAACATTGATATTGTCTAATCTCTCATTTTCAGAACAAAATCCAAAAATTTCTTGTTTCCATTTTAAAGTATCATAATCTTTAAAACAAATCGGTCTAAAATAGCAAGCATCACATGAAACTTTTTCATCACGTACAACTCTGACTTTATTAAACCCGACTTGAACAATATTTCCAATATTTAACTCCCTACGCTTCATAATACTCTTCATTTGATGTTATACTATTTGTATTTTTCGATTTTCTCGTCCAACTCCTGCAATCTCTTATCTATGTAGGAAGAATTGGAATTTTCGCTCCTATAGGGGCTTTTATCCGATAGGAAAAAATCTTTCTGTTTGTCGGATAATGAATAGAATCCGTCCCAGCTATGACAGATGGCTTCGTTAACTATGGCATTTGCAAGGATTGGATTGCCATCGGAGTACTTTTCCAACTTGGAATACATCATCTTTGCACCTCGTTCCGTTTTGTACTGCTTCTTGATTTCGTCCTTGTAGTCCAGCCAAATGTTCCAAGAATCTTTCAGTTCCTCATTGACATAGGACAAGTCGGCACGGACATCAAACGTTTTACTTGTTGTCGAAACACGTTTCTTGCCTTTCAGTATAGCGATAGCTTTCTTTGCATCTTCTTCGGAAATACCCAACAAGGCATTGGTCTGAATAAACTTGTCCTTATGTTTAAGAAGCATGTCCGAATCATCATCAAGGATAACATAGCTTTCGATTTCTTCGTGCTCAAAGCAGTAACGTTCTATTTCGCAACCGCGAGGAAGTATAAAATGAGTATCTCTATTCCCATGTTTGAAGGAATACATTCTATCAGTACAGCCAACAATAAGTTCGGGATATAAAAAAGGCTGATTTCCTGCTTCTCTCTCCAAGTCAACCAAATTCTCTATGGTCTGTTTCAAGTTATATCCCCTCCAAGAAGAAGTAATCACTATCTTAGCATCCGTAGCATCACATATCCTCTTTATCAATTCCATTTTTTCGGGGTCAAGTTTCCATTGGCAGCGATGAGTAGAAACAACTCCATCAATGTCTAAAAATATAATCTTCATATCATTATAATTTAAGAGTTTATATATTAAAAACAAATAATAAGTTAACCAGACAAACAAACCTACGTGTGTAAAGTCCCCTAAGCAAGATTTTATTCTTGTTCGGGGAACGCTTTTAAGCTAACCAGCATAAACTGAACCTTTTCAAGCGTGCTGCAACACAGAATAGATAAGCAGCTTAGAACCATTTATGTTACTATTCAACATTCGTACCCAGTTGTTCTATCACATCCCCGACTGGCTGCATTTGTACGACCTCTTCTATGCAGTTTATATATTTGCTCCGAATGGCAGGACTACAAAAAAGCAAAAAGCACCGAGAAAACTCCCAGTGCTTTAAGCTTTGCTATACACTGGCAGGCTGCACGATTGCAGGTAGAATGTGCCAATGTAAGCTATATGTTGAATTGCTATTGAATCCTAATATCGTTTATCACCAAGCATTCTACCTCTCGATTGCAATGCAAAGAACGCTGTTATTTTTGAAATTTCCAAAAAACAAGTCAAACTATTAACAATTATTATAAAGCCGACTTGTAAACTGAATACAATTCTTTCAGTTTTGCTATTCTTTTGCCTAACTTTATATCCTCATAGCCTTGGTTTGTATAAATCCTAATTGCCGCCAATTCTTTGTCTTCAAATATACTTAAATCTCCAACAAGCCACATTTCTAAAATATATTCACTCCCTAAATTATTAGATGTTGCATGTATATCCTCTGACATAATATACTGGGAATTATAAAATGTGTATGGATTCCCTTCTACATCAAGAAAAATAACTTTGTTCCCTTTGTCCATAGATATAATACCCCTACATTCCCAATAAAGGCGTAAAAACTCATCATCGCCATTTTTATAAAAGGAAGCATATAGTATTCCCGGATATTTATTGACTAACGGTCTTGACGTCTCGACAACATGAGTTTTTGTAAACTTGTCAATCTCATTTTTTCTGATTTTTTGTGCATTTACTGAACACATAACGCTGCATAAAGCAATCAATGTTACTACTACTGTTTTCATTTTCTTATAAGTTTTTCAATTATTGTCCTTAGTTCCTTTTCCCAATCCTTATTCCCGTGCATAGGATAACTTAGCTGATGCCAACTGTGGTAGTCAAATAGCTTCATCCGGCATGGGTAGTAATCAAACACTTCTTCTCATTGTGGAATACTCTGATATGCTTTCCCTCATACTCTCCAATATTGCTTGATTTAAGTTTATAGACCGCCAAAATCTCATTAAACTTTTCCATTGGAGTAAATATACTCTTCGCCATAATTCAGTCCTCCTTTTCGGGAGTATAACCTCCCATGAGTCTATAGTTAGGTATCAGCTTGTCGATGCTCTTAATCTCAAATCGTGTATAAGTCACACAATTCGGATATATCTTACAAAGTCCGTTGATTATGTACTTGTCATTGAAGTACATTTTAAGCTTCATGTGTACCTCAGACGCGGAATATTGCCTTTTGTCAATAAAGAATATCCCGTCTATCTCGCTTGAAAATCCTCTGTTTGTCACTCTGAACAAGTCGCGAAGTTCTTGTATCACGTCTTGTATGCTAATTGGTTGTTTCTCCATTTTCAAATCAAATATTTATTATTGCTACTGTTAATGCTATGAAGATTATTGCTATTATTGCAGCACTTGTCAAGCATCCTTTTTCGTATTCATCCTCATTTTGAGGAGTATTTTCATTATACCAATCCAATATATGTTTCATACATCAACTTTTACATAGTTATTCTCCTTTCAGCTTTTTAACCAATACATCAGCCATACTTACGCTCATGTCAGCTATGGCTATTATTGATTTGTTCTCATATTGTGGATTATTTAAAAGTGTTTGCATTGTTGCTATTGCAGCATTTATCCTAACCTCTTCCCAATCCCGTTCTTTTGCTTCTTCCTTCATTTCATCAAGAAGAATAAGTTCATCACCTAAGAAGGACTGACTGCCATCCTCTGTTACGTAAATGTTGGTATATTCCCCAGCTTTTATTACTTCTATTGTTTCCTTTGTTGCTATTAATATTGCTTTCATCTCTTTATGGTTTTAGTTTACAAGTCACTGCCTGCTATTACTGTTTCATTTGACAAGTCAGCCCGTTCTATTACTGATACGATTTTAGAATCTCTATAGGAACGAAAATGACTTTTTACTACACGATACCTTAATTTGACCCTATCCCCAACTTTTGGTGCAGTTGTCATATTGAAAGCACCGCTTATCATTTCAAAACCATGCCATTTATTCAGATACGAAAAATTTTCATTTGCCGCCAGTTCTTCGGAATCTATTTTAAATTTCCAATTGGCAAACCTATTATATCGCTTCAGAATATCAACTATAGTACCTTCCCAATAATAATACTTGGGCTTTTCTCTAATAGCTTTCATACGCGCGATATTTGACCTTCTTTTTAGTTCTGCTTTAAGTTGCTCATTTGAGTAGTCGGAAAGCTCTAATTCGTCTTGTATGGAATGAATTACAACGTCTACTACAGCATCCTGCCTATTGGCAAATACAGAAAGAAGCTTTTCCCTTACTTCTTCTTTACTCTCAAAGACAATTTCGTCTATCTGCATCTTTACATTAAAGACGTTGCCCTTTTTAGTTATTAGGGCTATTTGAAGTATCTTCATAAGTTATATTCTTTGTATTTAGAAATTGAATTGAACGTAGCTTGTACGCGGCTACTAATATACTGATAAAAATTAGCATTCGTGAAGTCAACTCCGATAAACAGTTTGCTGTTGTTCCTATTAGCTTCCTGCATGAGTTCCTTTATTTCCGCTTTGTAATCTTTAGTAAGGACAAAACTTGTACGGTATTTAGTCCAGTTTAAGAAGAATAGTTCTTCATCCGTAGAATTTTCATTCAGTATAGGTATCACTTTTCGTAGTATTCTACAGAAACAAGAAAATTCTTCACTTTCAATCGTAGCTTTATTTTTTGTAATAGCCCCTTTGAGAATAGCTTTTTCTTTTGTTTCATCTTTAATTTGATAATTACTATTAGCACGTCCAGATAGTATGCCTTTTGCTTTATTCACCGCTAAAGCTGCCTTTGTTCTTATAGATACTAATAAAGCTTCCCTTTCTGCCAAAGCGAAAAATAAGGTAAGGGTAAATTTGTCTGTATGTGGAATATCACAAAAATAAATATTTCCTTCTCCCATTTCGTCATATATTTGTAATGCTTCAACCGTATTTCTAAATCGGTCAGTTTTAGCTATTATTAATATTGCATTATTTTCTTTTGCAAAAGATATTGCCTTCCTTAATTCAGTGCATCCATTTAGGTCTTTACCCGTATATACTTCGCAAAAGTCAGCTATTAAAGTTCCGTTTTCTATTTGAACAAAATGATTTATTATATTTTTTTGTGATTCGAGTCCCAACCCGGTTTTCTTTTGATATATGGTAGAAACCCTTCTCCATGATACAAATTTTTTCATAATCAATCTTTTTTAAATTTCCATATAAAGTTATTAGCTTGTTTATACTTCCCTTCACAACATTTTGAGATATTGCTTCTGCAAAAGCCAAGTTCATTTTGTATATCTGTTAAAGAATCCCATTCTTTAATATACTTACCATCAAGTGTATATTGTATAACTTTCTTTTTAATAGCATTATTTTTAGCAATAGCACTCCTATCATAACGTGAAGCATAGGTTTCTTTCGCCCTTTGCATGGCTGTACCATAGTTCATATTATATTCAGCTGTACACCATTCTAAATTATCTGCCCTATTATCTTTTTTATTTTCATTGATATGGTTAACTTGCTTATAGTTGTGAGGATTTGGTATAAAATTCTGAGCAACCAATCTATGAATATAGATAAGTTTAACTTTATTGTTAACATGTAGACCTACAAATAAATAATTTCCTTTGCTATCTAAAGAAGGAATTAATATTCTTCCTTTTTTAAAATAAGAAGTTTTAGGAGTTATGACAATTCTATCTTTGCTTCTAACACGCCCTAAATTACTTACTTGATAATATTGCTCAAACCCAATAATATCTTTCCATATCTCATTATTGCTATTATCCATCTTATTACTAACTGATTATTATTATTACAGACAAAGCTATTCCGGCTATAAGCCAACTGATAACATCACTACTATATTTGAAGTTAGGACGTAGTATGATGGCAAATAAAGCCACAATATCCCACACCAATAGTAGAAGCATGAACTTTCCCATTATCTGCCTAATTTAATGAGTTCTCCAGACAACAAACAGCCAATAAATCCGATAATTATTATTAATGCCATAGTTTTTAATATTTAGAAGTTATACAAATTGTTTTTCTATGTAAACACACCCTATTCCCTTGCTCTTGTTAAATTGGCTGTTTTTAAGGTCAATATTAGGCTTTATAAAGTCTTTTATGTTATCCACTAAAGAAATATATTTAGATGCGTTCGCCTTTATTGCAAGGGCTTTATACATTTCTTCGCACATAGCCATATACTTTTTAAATTCTCCTTTGTTGAAGCGGACAACTATTTTTCCGTGTGTTTCAATAAATTTGTTGTGCCCTACATAAAACTTTCTTTCATCATTGCAATGCACCAATTTATCACCTACGTATAGATACGTTCTTTGTCCCATGCTGTACTTACTATCTACTGATATGCTATTAAAGTAAACCGCTTGTTTCTTTGGAATGCCTACAGAAACAATGTTTTGCAAAAGTTCCATATCCGCTTTTGCCTTCTCAAAATCTGATTCAAAATTTTTATAGGTTTTCATACACTACTTTATTATTATATTATATATATTATATATATTATATATATTACCAAAACAGTTATAACTTTTTGTTATAATGGAAGCTTATGCTCTGATAATATATACGGGTGCTTTAAATTAGTAATACCATGATACAATATTTCGCGCTTTGTTTCTGCCTTATAAATAAACAGATTTCCGTTTCTCACTGCCTTCATTGTATCATTGATATTCAACCCTTGCAGGCTTATAAACTCTTTTAGTTCGGGCTTAAATTTCGTTATTAACTTCATGCTATTACCTAAAAACGTAGTTACACAAATTAGATAACCAACACATTAACTGAATAGCCATCATAAAAATGAACATTCCACACAAAGCGGCTGTAGCTATTACAATTCGTTGCCATATAATGCGATAATCACGCTTTAATATTTTACCGCTAACAAAGCGTCCGTTATAAAAATCTGTTATACTCATAGTTCCATTATTATTATTTGAATTCAAATTTAATTCCTTCCGGCAATAGAGAATAGTCTATATTTTTAAGCATGTTATTATATTCTTCTTCTGTTACTTTGTCGTGATAGCTATAATAATTGAAAACTACATTATTACCTTCAACATAGTAGATATAATTATCTGATAATAATCCAGCCCCTAATATAGCTAATTTTACATCTTTTTCTTTTGTTGCTTTGTTTATTCTTTTTTCAAAGGTTTTAATCACTTCGTTTTTTCTTTTCTCTATTTCGGCAATTCTTTTAGCTTCTTGGCGTTCTTGTATCGCGCTTTCCGTATAATATCCAGATAATATTTTCCCCTCTATTTCTTCGCGTTCTTCGTCACTTAAAACAAGTCTGTGGCGTTCTTCGCTTTCCTTATATGGATTAACCCAAACATCACCCGTTAATTCTTCCAGTGTTTGTATTGCTTTCCTGCTTTCTTCTTGCCATCTTTCCACAATACCAAGCGCAAACAATTGGTATTTAAAATAGTCTTTGTCTTCACACTTTGCCAAAAATTCCAGTTCTTCATCAGTTACGCGCAAATATTCCTTTGCTTGCTTTTTATCTTTTTGTAAAAAGTAATATCCAGTTTCAACTGGATATAATGGTGTACCACGCCAATCGCATAGATGAAGGTCTACAAACATTTTCAACTTTGGAGAAGCTTTTAATATTTCCTCATGGATGCAACCGTGCCCAATATCGTAAAAACGTCCGTTTCCTTTCTTTTGCTGGAGTATGCCCGTTATACTCCATGAACACGTACCGTTCTTACATTCATCATGCAATTTAATGGTTGTTATTACTTTATAGGTGATACCTTTTTCACGGAAAGATTTTACTACTGTATATTTTAATGTATTCGTTTTCATATTATTGTATTTTAATGTTTAAAATTGTGTTACGGTCTGTTTTTACTCTTTTGTTATTTTCCCAAAAGTTGAATGCTAATTTATGAAGCATATTGTAAGTTAAATAATTAGTTCCTACTGTAATAGGTTTAGCACAACACGAATATGTGTGCCCACTATTGATATATTGCTTTACAACTTCCTTCATGCTTATAAATTCCTTTTCTGAACAAATAACATTTATAGTTTGACTATATGTATTTGTATCATTATATTTTCTTAAATAGTTTACTTTCGTTTTCATATCATTTTGCCATTTTAGTTATACACTGAAAAATACACTTTATTTTGATATGCCCTACAAATAAGTAGAGCATACCTATTAATACGTTTTCTTTTCATATTATCCAACTATTTGAATACTCCCTTCGCTATTTACGTAATATTCCATACCACATAAAGAATATATGGGAATATAATAATCGCGCCATCTATTACCGTTATTATAGAAGCCTACAAACTGAAAGCGTTCACCCTTGTAATTATCAAGTATATTCATTTCCCGATAACCGAACGGATTGTTTTTTCGTTCCTTTCCCGTGGGTGTCTTATACAAGTTCATGAGCCACTTATACCCCTTCGCGCTTTGTTCCTCTGTTACTTCTATTTCGATATCACAACTGGGATAAAAGTTTGCAGCTTCATTATCACCATTATTTGCCCGTTTTTTCAAAAGTAATACTTCGCGTTCTGTTATTACTCCATTTGACAATACGTTCTCTATTATCTGACTTGTTTCTAACTTTTTCATATCATTTTAATTTTTAATTATTTACTTTTAAGTTCTACTATTTCGGTTACACCGCTATAATTTTTGCGTATGCTTGTTTTATTGATAGAATAACATTCCTGCCATCTATCATGAGACTTAAAAACATATCGCTTTAAAATTTTCCTATAATTTATTATACATCCACCAATTTTTTCACAACCATTATTTGAAACATCGTGAAAATGTGAATGGCAGCCATTATCGAAAATGTTATTAATTCTTTCGGTTAACTTTTCATTTGTATTTAGGCAACATCTAATTTCTTCAACAAATTTCTTTCCGTTTTCGTTAAAAGGATATATGCTAATATCTGATATTTTATAAGTTTTCATATTATATTATTTATTTGTTAATACTTACTATTTTACTGTTAGAGTTCTTATACGTTCTAATTTCTTTTGAGGTCTTATTCTTGTTAATCATAACTTTACTTTATTTTATTTCGGATGGATAGAGGAAGGTAAGACATTCATAAATTGTTCCTTTTCTCATTTCTCCATCATTATTGAAAACCTCCCAAACATCCGGTACATCCAAATTAGGAAAGCGCATTATCTTTCCACATTCGGTTGTTATCACTTCCGCTTGCAGTAATTCTTCTTTTAAAATTTCATCCAATTGCTTATTGATATCTAAAATCATATCTTTGTCCTCCCGTGACTTTAATATTTAACAGTTCTACCATAACTAACTTTTCCGTTCTTATTTACTCTGATAGCGGTTAAAGAATGTACTTCGCCATCTTTCCAGCCAACTATACAAGTGTCTGTTAGTTCCTTAATACATTCCTTTGGCGTATAAGCCAACCATATATGTTTCTTTGCTTCTTGCAACGTTAAAAACATTTCGTTGCATCCGTCTATAGTATAAGTTCTCATAGTTTACTCCTCCGTTTCGTTTTCTATTTCTATTTCGTCCAATACCTCCGAAATTGCCTGCCCAAGAAGGTAACAACGTATTGTGACGTCGCAAGCCTCTGCACCTTTTTCAAGGTAGGATAAATCACAGCAAAATTCAGTTAGTGCTTCCGTTAACAATTCAAAGTTGTGGCAAAGATTTTCTTCTGCTTGCCACGTTGAAAATGTGTATGAGCCGGAAGCATTTCCCGTTACGCTATCATTTACAAACAACGTATCGTTCAATTCTTGCTCCACTTCTTCGCGGTTGCTGCTTGTTACTACGATTTTATTTTCTTCAATGTAGTTTCTAACGTCTTCTTTCACGTTCTCCAGATAATCGTAAGTTTTCATAATTATATATTTTTAAGTGATTGATTTTCAATTTTCTGTACTCTGCATTTCCACGGGCTTGTAACCGTCTTAAGGCTGCATTACAGAGAAGCACGGGAAAACCAGATGGCTATCAGATAACAGCTATATATTATAGCCATATATCCATAGACTTATATCCTATTTCCCGTTTCTTCTTCATATCTTTCATATAGCCAAGTAGTGTATAGGTAACGACATCCTATATACTTGCTGCAATTACGTTTATTGCACTTGCTTGACACTATATCAATATATCACAGCGCCTACCGTCGCATGTAATGTTATCTTGTGCAACTATTCATGCGTCAACGCCTTTTCAGTATGTAAGCCTTTCAAATATCGCTTTGTCTTCGTTGAACTCCTTTGTTCCCTTTTGACATTACAAATATACGGCTTTATTTTGATATATATGTTAATTGAACGTTAAAAATATATCCGACTATAGTATTTTAACTATCATTTACAAATAAAGTGCGTAATTATATAAATATTTACATAAAACAGCCGATAATGAAGGAAAATAACAGCATTAAGAAAACAAGTAACTACTAAAAACAAAAAGCTCTACTTTTCCAGTTCCTAACTTATAATGCAAACACACACATACACACACGGATAATATATTATATATATTAATTATATATATAGTGCTTCGCACATTGGCAGCGATAATAACCGTTTATTAAAAACAAGTTTTTAATTTTACTCTAAAGTATATATTAATTAATAATATCTATATTAATATTATATATATAATATAATTATAATAATATATTATTTAGTATATATATATAATTATATCTATGTAATATTGTATTGTATATTATTGTTTTTATGTGTTATATTGATTTATATAATTATATCTGATTTGTGTTATATTGAATTATATAAAGCCTAATTATTTAAATAATCACGCATGAGTACGCACGCACGCGCATACAAGGCGAAAGCTGCATGCAATATTTGTTGTAAACGGATGTTTGGTTTAAATATTTAGCCCGTATAAGCTTTCGTAATTGTTTTCGGTATGCAATGCTTTATCTGTGCTTCGTTCGTTTCTCAGAGCCCCTGCAAACAAGCAAGATGGGCAAAGAGTCCTTCATAGGGGTATGGGGGGGGGTAAACCGTAGCCGGAAACGGTGGGGTACACATAGCCTAACTCCGAAAAAAATAAAAAAAAATAAATTTAGTCCGTGGTTAAACAGTTGATTATCAGCCGCTATGTAAATTGCCGTATTGGGGATAAATGTTGTAATTGTCTGATATTCAGCCGTTGTCGTGATTCCGACTTCGGGAAGTATTGTCCGTGGGTGTAGTGTATTTGCCTACTGATGATTTTAATTCCCCCGAAATCGTGTTTTTTAGAATCTTGGATATTGGTTTGGCTGGTAGTATGCCTTATTTGTATTTATACAACGTTTATTTGCGTATTTTACCCACGAACCTAAGTATTTTATCGTCCGACCGAAATAAAATTAAAATTTTCGCTTCTATAATTTGGATTTCAGAATTTAGTTAGTACATTTGCGGTGTTGTTTAACTAAAAACTTGAATGATATGAAAGGAGATTTTATTTATGAAGCGTAGTGAGCATTTCAACGTTGCTGCTGGCAAGTGGTTGAATGGTTATCCCTTGTCGGTTAATGGGCATAAGTACGTTATATCTGGCGTTGATTCGGATAATAGCCTTGTCTTGCATTGTTTAGATGCTAAGGATATTGTTTGTGAATATTCGGATTTGATGATAGGCTCTTCCCACATCTTTGTGAACTATTGCGACCATGTGATTTGTGAGGCGAGGCGGGTGTTTGTTGACGAGCAATCCCATCATGAGCTTTATGTTGTGAACAAAGGTGACGAATGGCGTTCTTATTGGGTTGAAGATTCCTATGTCATAGGTGCTAATTGCTGTACTATTCGTTCTATTTCAGACTTTCTCCGCGAGAAGAATAAGTTTTTCTGTGGTGACATTGTGGTTAAGTACGATTGCGGTGTTCCCACTTACTACTTTGTGGATGCTTTTACAGATGTTTCGGGTGTTTTCACGGTTGTGTTCAGCTACTTGGACGGTGATGGTAAAATTGCTTATTGCTATTCCGACAAGGGAATGTATCGTGTTCTTGAGGATGTTGCGTTTGAGCATTGGGCTTCTCGTGGATTCAAGTACGACGAGGAGAACAATACGTTGTGTCCCATCTCTTATGAGTTAACTGATAATTCCTATGTTTTTTACTGTAGTGACGAGCCAGTTTCGGTTCTTGCTAACTGGAAGATAGGTACTTATGGCTTTGCTAAGGATAAATTTCCCTTCATTGTACCTTTCCACAAGTTTAATCCCGACAATATTGGTGAAAGTTTGCAGCACAATGTTGTAAAACAGCAATAAAAGTTTACATTTTAGAGAAATTTTTCCTATATTTGCATTGAGATAATATTAAAATCGTTAACAAATGACATATTTATATCTGTTATCTTTATTAACACTTGTTGCATACATTGGTTATGCTTTGAAGGTATGCGGACTGCCTGCATCGCTTTCAGATACCTACTACATTTTGAAGGAGAAGCACCGTCCTTCTTGGCTGTTTCAGCTTGCTATGGTTCTCTGTCCTATGCTTCTTGTTCCCGTATGGCTTGAATTGTCCTCTGAGAGTGTTCAGTTTCTCTCTTTCTTGGCTTGTGGCGGTCTGATGTTTGTCGGTACAGCCCCTTTGTTCAAGGAGGAGTTTCAGAGAAAGGTTCACTTCGGTGGAACTATAGTAGCAGGACTTGGTACTACCTTGTGGCTGGTATTCTCTGATATGTGGTATATACCTTCCGCTTTCTTCTTTGTGTCCGGCATTGTCATGCTGTTCAAGAAGAAGTGGCTGTTCTGGCTGGAAATGGCGTTGTTTGCGAGTGCTTATTCTGGATTGTTGGTTAAAATGATGTTTGGATGATGGAAAGAAAACTGTTTGATGGATGGGGTCTGTTTATAACCAAAGACTTGTCCTATGTAGGCTTTTTCACGGATGATAGAGTTTGCTTGATAGATATAGAGGCTGATGGAATACAAATCATTGAGAAATCCGATTTCAAGGAGGACTATTTACTTTCCCCTACCGAGGAGGATATGGTTAAGTTCCGTGCTACTTTAGAAAAAGCTGGAAGTGGGTTTAGAAATAAGATTTTGGAAATAATGAAAAAAAATAGTTATGAATTTGAGTTTTAAACAAGCTATAGACCTTCACCAGTGCCTCCGCTACATTGAGGCTTGCCAAGAGGCTATATACGGGAACGACAATACGAGTGACAACATAGAGGTCGGGGACGTATCTGTGACGTTTCACTTTGACGATGGCGAAACCTTTTTGGATAGCTTGATTGTTTCCGGTTCGGAGTGCAAGAAGGGTCGTATTGATGTTGAAGACTATTTAAGAGAATGATATGGAGTTATATTTAGAACCTATTTACCGTGACCGGAATTGCAAGGGGCAGTTCAACAAGGGTCACAGATTGAGATTTGGAGGGCGACCTTGTTCCGAGGAAACTAAGAAGAAGCTGTCGGAGATTATGAAAAAGAGGATAGCTGACGGTTCTACCAAGATGCCTCATTTTCAGAAGGCTGTAATAGTCATTAAGGACGGTCGTATTGTGGGTCACTATCCTTCCGCTACGGAGATGGCTCGCAGGCTGGGAATTACCAAGTCAATTATTATCCGTGTTTGCTTGGGTATTCGCAAAAGCTATCGTGGATGCAATCTTTTTTACGAGTGTGATTCAGATAAATGGATGAAACTAATTAAAGAATGAGATTATGAACATGTTCAATACAAACTCTACTACCGTCATGCAGTCCAAGTTGTTGCTTGGCTTGGGTATTGACCCTCGGACGGCAGATTTGACCTTGCACGACGAGGAACGCGACATACCTCTTTGGAGTATGATGCGTCTGATAGACATGATTCCCGGCTTTATTGTGGATGATGATGGTTATACATACTCATTTACCATAAGTAAGGGGACATACGTGTATAATCTGTCCTATACCCGTAAGACCAAGCATGGGGAGAAGACTTTAATCTCCTTTCACAATCCGGTAGACAGCTTTGGCGAAACGGTCATTCTGATTATCAAATGGCTGTTTGATATGAAGCTGTTTCCGACCAAATATATGGCGAAATACGTTAAAAAGAAATGAAGTTGACTATTTACTGGACTAAGGAGGCTATGCACAAGCCTTCCGATGGTTCACCAAGAATGTATGACCGTATTGTCAAACGCTTCGGATTCTCTGATTATATCAGCATTAATGGTGAAACACCCGTTGATGTTAAGGAGATTGACCTTCCGGATTTGAAGGTTGCCGAGGAGCGTGGCTACATACAGATAAGAAACAAGTGATATGAATGAATATGAAGATACACATGTAGTTGTTTCCGAACGGGAAGCACTAATATCCACTGTCAGCTATAATATTATGGCTACTAACGACCTTGCTTGTGCTACAGTGATATTTGCACTGTTTAGGTTAAGGAAAAGTCCCTTTTACCGCTTTCGTGTAAAGCAGTTGGCGAATAAGGTTGAGCTTGAAAGAAGTAGATATGAGAAGGTAATAAATGCTATGATGGCTGATTCTTCCGCTAAGTTTGCCGATTCCAATGATATTTTCATGGACGCTATTCAAGATGAAATCGATGCTCTGTTTAATTCTATTAAAAGTGAGTATAACAAGGCTTGTGTCGAGGATTCGGAGCTTTTCAGTTGGCTGGAAATGGCAAGGACTATGTGTGATTATAGTTGTTGCCAGTTGAAGTACCGCAGGCAGGAGATGATTGCCAAAGACCCTTCGTTCAAGAGGCTTAAATTTGCCCATTTAGACTTGAATAAGATGTCACAGCTAATGAATGAGCTTATGAAGGCTTTAGTTCCCGATGTGGATTTGAATACTGATGCGTGCAACAAGGCTATTCGGGAATTAGGAAAAAAGCTGATTGACCCGGATATTATTGCTAAGGCATTGTTAAGACAAGAATAACTAACCATTATAACTAAAAGTTATAGTATAAAAAATGTAAAAATGAAAGAAGTAACTAAATTGGTTCTACACCATGATTTGGAGGATTTGGTAAAATATCAGACCTCAGAGATAAAGTCTATGTTTGAGATGTACTCACAAGCAGTTAAGGATGGATGTGAAGAAGAATTTGACTGTGCCATATCTATAAAGAAGGATATTCTGATATGTTTGAGTATGCTTAATGAAATATCTATGAGTGAAGATGATTTAGAAAAGAAGTTTGAAACTGACATAAATTTGAATTAATGGATAATCTTTTTGCAGATGAAATAGAACAAACTGCGATTCTTCGTATTCAGAAATTTGCTAAAATAGCTGAAACATTAGGATTTGAAGTTAGATTGGGATTTTCGGGAGGCAAGGACAGTCAAGTCGTTTATGACTTATGTCTTCGTTCCAGAATAAAGTTTAGAGCATTCTTTAATCACGCATTGGAAAGTTCCACTACTTTAAAATTTATCAGAGAAAAATATCCCAATGTAATTTGGCGAAGAAACCATAAATTTGGTTTTATCGAAAATATATGGAGAAATCATGGTGGACTTTTGCCTACTGTTCAAATAGCTTATTGTTGCAATGATTATAAGCATAATCCTAAATATGTAGATGAATGTAGTATTGTAGGTGTTAGAAAAGCTGAAAGTGCTTCAAGGTCTAAAAGGACAGCTTTTGAAGCTAAGAATAAGACTTTTCTTAAAAAGAATAAGGCATTAGTGGATGATTATTTTGAGGAGCATTGTCAATCAACGGGTACGGCTGGTATTATTCAGTTAAAGCCTATTATAGATTGGAGTGACAATGATGTTTGGTCGTACATAAACAAACATAATTTGCCAGTTAATCCCGAATATTTAAATGGACGAAAAAGAGTTGGCTGTATTGTATGTCCTAAAGCCAACTTAAATTCCAATGCTCAGTATTTAATGGAGCATCCCAGCTTGATTGATGCTTTTATAAAAGCAAGAGAAAAGGCTCATTAGATATTGACTGGATAATAACATCAGATAATAAGGATTATTCAGATGATAAATGTTATTATATTTGTAGATGGTTAAACCATTCCTTTTCACCATTTACAAAGAGGCAAGAAAAATGGTATGAGTTAATTAAACAATCGTATTTAAAATATAAAGAAAATGGACGTAAATAGAATTGAAGTAGAGGGAAATCTTACTAAAGACCCGGAATTAAAGACAAGTAAGAACGGTCAGAGTTTTGCATTTATTACAGTATGCGCAAGCTATCCTAAAGGCAAAGCTCCTAATGTGGAATGGATTCCAGAGTTTTTCGATGTTACATTGTTTGGTGCGGATGCTGAGGAGATATGCCAATATGCTAAGAAAGGTAGTCGTATTTGGGTATCGGGTATGATGCGTTCTACTATAAACCAAGATACAAAGGTGAAATATTGGAGTATCATTGCCAACAATGCTCATGTTTTGATAAAACGTGGAAAGAAGGAAGCTTCTACTACTGGGCAGCAGCCAGCCCCAGCCGTACAGCAGCAGATTAAGCAGGCTCAACAAGCAGCAGCACAAGCCTTTAATCAGCCTTCCCCAAATGACCCAGATGGATTACCCTTTTAATTATGGAAGAAAAAGAAAAGAAATGCTTTAAATGCAATAAAATAAAGCCACTATCCGATTTTTATAAGCATTCTCAAATGGCTGACGGTCATTTAAATAAATGTAAGGAGTGTACAAAAAAAGATTCTATTAGACGATACAATGTAAAATCTATAGATGATGAATGGGTAGAAAAGGAAAGGCTTAGAGGAAGAGAGAAATATAAAAGACTTAATTATAAAGGTAAATATATTAAGTTTTATCATAAAAATGTAACTTATCGAAATATTAATCGTAGATTAAAGAATTTAGGATATGATATGAAAGATAAGGAAGTCCATCATTGGAATTATAATTTAATGAAGTCTGTTTTTATTTTATCAAGAAAAGCTCATAAGTTATTACATAAATATATATATGTAAATTCTAATGATTTATTTTGCTATACTAATGAAGGAGTTAAAATTGAAACATTAGAACAAGCCACTGATATATTTACTAAAATATTATTAGAACATAACTGTAATGATAAAATTGAACATATATTATTATGAGGGAGTTGGAATTAAAATTTAACGGTAAGGGCAGTATGAAGCCTTTCCGTTTCCAGCAGATTAACAAAGGTAACAATGCGTACATCTACATGGTTGAGATTATTGAGAATCCGAGTGTACGCTGGTATGAAGTATTCAGACGTAGGGAATGTAGCGACACTGATGTAGTTCTTAACGGTCAGACAGTTCATTACGAGGCAAGAGTTCTATATCCCACAGCTAACGATTTTGGGTTGAATGCCTTCTGTTGTCAGACACTTAGCAGGGCATTGGAACATTTTAACCGATGGGAGAATGGAAGAGAAGATTGATAGAGTTTTGGCTTTGCTGGAAGAGAACAATGAAATTCTTAAAGAAATCAAGTCTAAGATTGAGATGTCTGAATCAGAGGAGTGCGTGACTAAACGTACACTTCACGATTTCATCAACAATGTTGTTGCAGACCTCTTTGCGGATATGCTGTTGCAGCCTAAAGGCAGAGGTCACGTAAGTAGAGAAGATATTATGCAATTTATTAACAAAATGAAGTGATATGGAGAACAATTATGGTTATAAGGACGAAATTATATCGTCCAGAGTTGGAAATCTCGGTGGGTCAGATGCCCGTATTCTTGCCGCTATAGCCAAGAACGGTTGTGTTCAAAGAGCACAAGTAGAGCGTCTTGCCATTGCCAAAGGTCTGTATGAAAGACCAAACATTACTAATCTTGCCATGCAGTACGGTGATTTCATAGAAAATATGATTTATGACAGCTTGGTGCAAGTGGACGAACGTTGGGAGAGCAATAAATGCTTTAGAAGTCAGAAATACGGGCGTGAAGGACTTGGTTTGCTCGTGCATATTGATTTCTCTCTTTTTGACGAGAGTAGGGATAAGCCATTGCTCTTATGGGTCGAATGTAAGGCTACTACTACTGACATCGAGCAGACTTATAAAGATTATAAGGAACAACTTTATGTTGAGTATGTGCTTGGTAAGGAATTGGCAGAGCAGTTAGGTGCTGATTTCAAGCTTGAACTTTGTCACTATGATGCTTCTGTTATGTTTGAGGACGAATTTCAGCTACAGTTTGCCTTTGACCCCGATAAGATAAGCAGAAAGAAAGTGATATTCAAGAAGCCAGTATTTGATATTGCTTCTGGTATGGATATTGCCGCCCAGTACGTGTCCGAAATGACTGAATACAAACGTGAGGAAATAGATTGGGATTATTTGCCTGCCGAGGTTCAAGAACAAATGAAGCAAGTAAACAATATCCTTGTTTCAATAAAGGAGAAGCAAGACAGCATAGAAGAGTTTAAATCCCGTTTCTATGATTTCTTGTGCAAGAATGAAATCAAGAGCGTAAAGACCCCATATTTTACTATTAGTAGAGTAGATGAAGCCATATCTGTGCAATTCGATAAGGTAAAGTTTGCGTCTGAGCATCCCGAACTGGTTGCTGAATACCAGAAGGAAGTCAAGAAGAAAGGTTATGTACTGATTAAGACTAAGGAGGTGAAGGATGAAAAGTAAGATTATAAAGGCTGTGGGGAAAGAGATAGTTTCTCTCCTCTTTATCATATTGTCTATAATTGGTGTGCTTTGCATAGGACATTTTCTTTACTCCATCAGTAATATGTTAGTATGGATAGTCTTAGGTATTCTTTTTTTAGGTTATATTGGCAGTGTAGTATATTCATGTATTGATGCTCCTGCCGTTTCCTATTGGTACATTGTCTATTATCATAGTAGAGGTCAAGCTTCTTTATTTCTACCTAAAGAAGATGATTTTTTCAATGTGGAGTATTACCGTAATCTTATAGAGAAGGAAGCTGGGTATAGGGTTATGATTTTAGATTGGAAAGAATTTACAGAAGAACAATATCAATTAATTTTAAAAGAATATGAGCGAGAACAAAGTAACGGGATTGCAAAGGCTGAATAGCTACATATCCCACAATGCAACCCAAGAGTATTTGAAAAAGGTATTGAGTGATAAAAAGGATGCTTTTGTAAGCAACTTGGTATCTTTAGTAGCTAACAATGCAAAATTGCAGGAATGTGAGCCAGCAACGCTTATGTATGGTGCTATTCGTGCTACTGCATCCGATTTGCCGCTTGACCCTGCTTTTGGTTGTGCTTATCTGATACCTTATAAGAACAATAAATTAGGTATTACAGAAGCGCAATTCCAGATTGGGTATAGAGCTTATGGGCAGTTGGCATTACGGAGTGGACTGTTTAAGTGTATTAATGATACAGACGTAAGGGAAGGCGAGCTTGTAAATCGTAACCGATTGACGGGTCAAATAGATTTTAATTTTGAACAAGACGATAAAAGGCGTTCTGAACTTCCCATTATCGGTTATGTATCTTACTTCCAGCTTTTGAACGGATTTGAGAGCACATTATATATGTCAGTAGAGGAACTGAAAGCTCACGGTCTGCGCTATTCGCAGACATATAGAAGTCAGTATGCTAATGTGCGTGATAGTTCAAAATGGGTAACTGATTTCCATGAAATGTGCCGGAAGACTGTAATTAAGTTGCACTTATCTCGAAAAGCTCCATTGTCAGTCGAAATGCAGAATGCCATACGGGACGACCAAGCTGTATTCCGTAGTGCAGATACTCCGGAATATGTAGATACCACTGGTGACGAGCCTTTGATTGACAAGGATAAAGCTTCAAAGGTAGCAGCAATGTTTGATGATGCTAAAATAGTTGATGAAAACGTTGGTAGCAAGAAGTAATATGCTTATATTTGCACAGTAATACGTGACGTGCGTGTTGCGACCAACTTCATATCATTTGGGGAAGCCTCGGTTAATCCGGGGCTTTTTCTTTTGAAGTTTTAAAAAAGTTTGTATCTTTGTGGAAATTTAAAGCGAAATGATATGGGCAGAATTTACGTTGGTTTAGATAATGGTGTTTCCGGCAGCATCGGTATTGTCGGAGATGATATTGAATCTTTTTTTTGCAAGACACCCGTCAAGAAGGTGCAAGATTATACAAAGGCAAAGAAAGAAGTGTCCCGGTTGGATTACAGCAAATTCATGGAACTTTTTTCCAAATACAACAAGAATGACATTACGCTTCTGATGGAGCGTCCTCTTGTAAATCCAAGCCGCTTTGCATCTACTGCATCAGCGTTACGTTGCCATGAGGCAGAGCTTATTATGATTGAAGTAATGGGTATTCGCCACATGTTTGTAGATTCTAAGGAATGGCAAAAAGAACTTCTTCCAAAGGGCTGTAGTGGGGAAGAACTTAAAAAAGCTTCTTTAGATATAGGAAACCGCTTGTTTCCACAGTTTGATAATATTAAACACCCAGATAGAGATGGCATTCTAATTGCAGAATATGCCCGACGCAACCACTTTTAGTTTTTTTACTTCATAAATTAGTTATTCGTGTAAGCCGTAGTGTTCCAATACATTACGGCTTTTTATTTGGACTTCGTAAAGTTCATTCGGTTCTCCGCGTGAATAGGGCTTACTTTGCACAAACCAAAACAATACTTGTATGGGAAAACCGAAGAAAGAAACAGTTAGGAAATTGAGGGGTCTTATGATATTAGACCAAATGGAAGATTATACTCCTTTACATAAGCTACACAATCTTTCCAACGAATTGATAGAAACAGTTTCAAAACCTAAAAAGAAGAAGTCCTTATGAGAATTATCAATCTTTATCAAGAAACACTCGGCATTGTAAGTGATTGTTGCAAGGTTAGCAAAGAGAAAATCATATCCTCAAAGAAGGAGGAATGTGTGAATGCTCGTTATATTCTTGTCAGCATTTTGGGAGAATGGTACACAGACAATGAGATAGCCGAGCTTACTGGCTTATCTCGTCCTTGTACAAATAAGATTAGGAATAAGTTTAAATCCCGTCTTAAACGTTACAATGTCAACTGCCAGTATCAAGAAGCTAAAGAAAGAGCGTTTGCAGTGTTCCGAAATGGCGATTAGTTCCCAACTTGATACAAACTATTCAATATTGAAGATAGGAACGGTTGAATCCGTATCTAATCCTATGCCTAAATATCCTACCTATAATCCTTCTGTGCCTTTTGGAGCACAGCAGGAAACAGTTATAGATGCGAAGATAAAGGCTGGTGAAGAGGTTATGGAATTTCAGAAACTTCCTACAAATGTGGAGGTATTTACCTATTCTAATGCTATTGTGTCGGACAAGAAGGAAGCAATTCTTTCAGAGGTTGAGAATATGATTCAGACCAGCCGTCAGATAGTGGAAAGCAGAGATTACCATCAATCTGTAATAGAAAGCTGCGATGATATATTGAAACAACTCAATCCTCAGTTTGCCAAAGAGAAACAGCAGGAAGAGAAAATCGGTTCTTTAGAATCAGAAGTTAAATCTTTAAAAGGTGATTTGAATGACATCAAGTCCCTGCTTCAAGAACTGAATAGTTCTAACAGAAACAGTAAAACAACATCTAAAACGTAAATAGTATGGGAATGATAGAAATTTCTCAAAGAGGTCGTGGTGGTGTCAAAGATGCCTACGATAACTTCAAAGAGAGCATGAAGTGCTTGAAGGAAGACTTTGAAACCCTTTTGGACGAAATGGAAGAAATGGGTGAACGTCGTGAAGATTACGGACGCGAGTACGATAGAGACTACGACCGTGATTATGACCGGGAAGACCGTATGAGCGAGCGTAGAGGTCGTCGTCGTCGTCGTTGATAATGTAGTAGAGGGGAGGAGATTATTCTCCCCTTTTGTTTAACAAATAAATATTCAGTAAAATGGGAAATACTTCATTTGATGTATATGACAATATACCAGAAGAAATGCGGACGTATCTTCAAAACTATGGCTTTAATTTCAGTGAAAAAATGTGTGATTGGGCAGTTTCAATGATGAAGACTAAAGAGGGTAAGATAACTCCTATTACTAAAGACCAAGTTACAGCCATGCTTAAAAAGTATAACATTACTCTTGAAAAGGATAATGGCTATAATAGTGTGTATGTTGCGAATATGGCAAAAGCTGATTATTTGGGCAAAAGCATTCCCAACGAACAATACCATGCAACATTCATTCGCGATTATATTGACGACCCGGATTACCCTACAACGGAGAAAGCTTTCCGTCATTTCTTCGCAGACATGATGGGCATGGGAAAAGTAATTAATTGGAAGGATATGCTCTAAATATTCCTTTTATGAAACGACAAGAGCTTTATATCGAAAAATATGATTGGCATATATTGCTGTTCTTGGACTACAGTTGTGATTATTTGGATGAAGTCTTGGATGCAATGGATAAGTTGAAATGTGGCAGTAAAAGTTATGATATTGCTTATGACAACTTGTCCTCTTGCAGCGTAAATACTGGGCTTACATTCAGTGACTACATCAGTAGGACATCTGTTATTGTAATTAGTATAACCAACTCTGAAAAAGAGTTTCTTAAATCATATCACCATGAATTGGGACATTGTGCCGTTCATATCTGCCAATTCTACGGTATTCCATTAGAAGGGGAAGAAGTACAGTATTTAGGTCAAGATTTGGTAGATAGGACATGGGACATAGCTAAGATTTTCTTATGTGACTGTGATTGTTGTAAAAATAAAAGAAATGAAAAGAAAAGAGATTTTGAAGGCAATGAAAGCCATGAAAAGTGAGAAACCGATTAATTCCATGTATAGAATGATACCTAAGTCACGCATGGACGAGTTTAAACGCTTCGCAGCTATCTTTGGATTTACTGAGGAGAATATAGAGAATATCTTGTCGAAGGAAAAAGAAATGGTGGGCAAATAACCCACCACAACTTTGCATTTGAAAATTCAAGTAGGCTTCTTCAAGCTTACCATACTTTTAACTATCATCCATTTATCTCGGTAAAAGCTGTTGGATGATATAAGTTCCTGCATGTTTGATATTCCCTGATATATACTACTTGTAACAAATATAGCATCATCAATAGATACTTCTTGTGCTATTGTTTCATAGTCTTTTTTACAGACTTCTCTTAATACATACCAATAGAACCATCTTGCATAAACTATATCTTTACTTCTGTCTTTAGAAAGCATATCAGCCCTATCTACACCGAATAGGCTGGCGACAAAATATGACAATGAAATTTCCCAATTCATATCATATTTCCTAAGAATGTCACACACTTCTTTGAGTGTCTTGTCTTTCATATTGATAAAATCGTTTTTAAGTTTCTGGCAATTCATGGTTTTTCTCTTTCATTATCTGGTTAATTCTCTTTATCAAGGGTTGTTCAGTAGTTCTGCTTACAATCATACATAAGGATTTCATCTCTTTTGTTTCCCAGCTTGCAAGTAGTTCAAACCGAAAGGATGCAAGGTAAAAATATCCCTTATATGAAACGTTTGGAAAAGGTTTTCCCGTATAAAAAGCATTGCATTCTATAAATGGTCGAGGTTTAATGTCATTGAATGTACAAGTCTTTTCATCAAACACCTTCTCTATGGCTCTTTGCACACAGATAAATGGTTTTCCTTTATCATCTTTCCAAAAAGTTACATTCACATCAAAATGAATACCTTCTACATTCAGCCAGCCCGTTAATCCTTTCGTAGTATTCTTGACATAACCTTTATTTCTCTGATTTCTCCACTCCATAGCCATACAAACTAAAATCTAACCTTGCAGGGTCAGAAGGAAATATTTTTTTTGCAAATTCAGTCACTTTTATGCAAGTCTTTCTTGATTCATCTACTTTGGGGATAATTCCAAATTCAACTGCCGACTGCAAAGAATGTGTATCACAAGGAACAAGAAGTCGAGAAGGTGATAGAGTTTTCCATAATCCAATATCAACTACACTATCCTTCCTTATCATCCATCTAAGCAACATGTTTACTCTTTTATTTGCACAATTACTATTTGGACCGGGTATCATTGTTTCACCATACAATAAATGACATAATCCCTGACAATAGTATGTGCATTTCTGCGAATAAGTAACACGTCCAAGAGCATCTTCAAGATTAGGATATTTCATATATATAGAATGAAGTTTATCACAAAGAGAAGCAAAGCAATGCCAAGAAGTCATACGGTATAAGCTCGTATAATTATCCTTGTATTTATTCCATTCCACACCATATATATATTGAAAAGGCTTATTCCCCATTATCTCTGTAAGAATATAATCTATTTTAGGAATGAATACTGAACGCCTGCCATAAGCAAGCCAAGCTGCTATGACTGCCGCTACTTCGATGTCTTTTCTATCCTTAAATCTTCGTGGAAATTGTATAGGGTCAGACTTGATAAAGCTCTCTACCTCATACTTTTCTGCAAGGTCAATGTAATCTTTAAATTTCATATTCATATCATTTTGTTACGTGCAAAAATAAGGTGTTTTTTTGAAAGTACCAAATATCTGGCTACCAATTTGATACAAACTTTAGTTCTACAAGTACTTTTGCTGGTAAGGCGACATTTAACGGAGGACTATCCGGAACACTGACTGGCTCTCTAAGTGGAAACGCTACAACCGCTACAACATTACAGACTTCACGTACAATAAATGGTACATCGTTCAACGGTTCAGCTAATATCACAACTTCCTATTGGGGAACTACAAGAACGATTTGGGGACAGTCAGTAAACGGTTCGGCAAACGTCAGTGGAGCTATGACGGGAGTTACAAGCATTACTGCAACTGGTCTGATAAGAACTTCAAATCTGTTCTCTGCTGGCGATGGAGGAAGCGATAATGCGTATGGTTATTATAACTGTACTCGTCCCAATACAGCTAATACTGGATATGTATGCTACGCAATGGTTAGAAGTGGTACTATAGCAATGGGACTTGGATATTATAATAATGAAATTGTTTTAGGTAATGCAGGTACTTCAAGACAATTTAATGCAAAATGGTTACAAATAAGTGGCGCAAGACTATTAATTAATGGTAATATAGAGGCAACTGGTGCAGTTACAGCCAAGTCTTCCTCTTCTGATATAAGATTGAAGAAAAATATTAAAGAATACAATGCTTTGGCTATTATTCACAAGTTAAAGTCAGTGAAGTATTACTGGAATGATACCGCAAAAGCAAACTCTCCAATCTTTAATGACAATGAGGAGCATTACGGACTTATTGCACAAGACTTGCTAATAAATGGATATAGTCAATGGGTAAGTAACTGTTTTAAAGATTATTATGTAATACAATACGAACGTTTAATACCCGTATTATGGCGAGGTATTCAGCAAGTAGATAATGAGGTAGCTACCCTCAAAAAGAAGATAGCTACCTTAGAAAAAGAACTTAGTTCTGTAAAGAGGCAACTAAGCCTTTAAGCTTATTAATCTCTGATTTAGCATGTTCCAATTCCTTTCTCATTCGTTCTTGCTCTGATTCAACAAGACGGATAGAAAGGATATTGGCTTGCACAGAACCAATGATTGTTGCGATAAGGTCGGGAGATAAATAATTCAAGCTACCATATCCATATTCATCCTTTTCGTGACAGAAATTTGTGATACCAGCTTTCACCGCATTTTGATATACAAGTCCGGTATGACGTTTATTGTCTATCCTATCTTGGTATAAATCCAATGCTTTTTTGTTATAATTATAGTCATAAACTCTGCCAAGTTTTAGTAGTCTTTCTCGGTAATCTATAAGCCCATCGTAATTCTCTTTTAATCTAAAGTCAGAAGTAGCTTTAGCGGTGATTGCAGCCGTAGCAGTAATACTTCCAGTAAAAGCCCATGTACTACCATCATATTTCATAACATACGATTTATTTGTAGAGCTTGTCGGATTAGCTGTACCTCTCCACCAATACCAATAACCGTTTGAATGGCAACCAAGTCCCATTGTATAATTACCTCCAACGATTTCAATACTATCATTGCTCGTATTTGAGAACCTTGCTCCTACATTAAAAGCATTAGCACCACTTGCAGTTATTCCCGTACTATTTATCCAACCATGTAGGGTGCAATCTCCAAATTCCATATTTGCCCAAGATGAACTGCTTCCTGCCCGCCAATACCATTTTTTAGGAACAGACCTACCGCCATAACTTGCACCTCTATAATTAACATAAAAATCAGTGCCTCCAGCTATAATAATCTCATTTCCACCGCTTGAAAGTTCCAAATAAGAACCATTTTGGGTTATACCAGATGGATTCATATAAAGACCAGAATTAGCATAGACCCAAGCTTGAATATACGCATCTATAAATCTATTGCTAAATGAACCTATTCTGTAATTATTATTGCTTAACGGAAGGATATCACCAGAATACATTCCACCATTAAAAGTTGCAGCCCCTCCAAAAGTACTTGTAGAACTTAGTTTTAAAGTCCCTCCCTCAATCGAACCATCTTGTGAATATATATTAGCATTACTACCTAAGCCAGTAGTAAAAGGAAAATTCCATATTTCATCATAATTAGAAGGAATAGTTGTTCCATCTACAAAGTTTTTATTGGGAACAAAATGATATGTGCTATTATAATTAAGATTTATAGCAGTTAAATAAATAACATTACTTGCTCCACTTGCAGTTGAAGTAAAATAATATATGTCTACATATCTATCACCATATATATAACTTCCATTACTATCTTTAGGAACTAAAATTCTTACTTTTGAAAATGGAGCAGGATAACCATTCAATTGTGTTATTATAGGTTTAGAACTGTTGTGTGTCAATGATATTATAAAAGTTACAGACCTATTCATAGAATATGAATATGAATTTGATATAGTTATCATTACAGTGTTAGAATCTCCTGCACCCGGATATTTTAAAACACCAATTCTTATCCATTTAGAACCTGCTCCTCCCGGTATTCCATTGATAAAAACCCTTTTAGTTAAATCATTAACATGATACCCGTCCACCATATCCGCATTCAAATTCGTACACGTAGTAGTAGATACGCATTGAAACGGTTGTGTCCCAGTAGCTATTTTAGATACAAATATATTAGAATATACTCTATTCCAAGCAGCACTTGTCGCTCCTAAATCATAGGTAAAAGTAGCCGAGGGTGTTATATGCCCATTAACACAAATTTGCTTATCAAAATAATATGCTTGTGCTGTTGTATAAAAATGACAGAATGCAGTATTTACAGAGCCAATTCGTGTCAAGTGACCACTACTTTGGGTAAATAAATATCCTTCACCCGTTACTCCTCCTTTCTTAGATTCAGTACCACTTGGTCTTAATTCTATTCCACCAGCGGTATTAGAATCACTTGAATTTGTTGTAATAGCTATGTCGCCAAAGGTAGTACCGGAATAAAGTCTTATGTACGCCCAATTATTAGCAGCAGATTTAGCTTTCAAATGAGGACCGGAAGAGGCATACGCTATAAAACTTTTCGCATGTATGTTTGCATTATTACCTGGTCCAAAATGATAATCAGTAGGTGTTGGTCTATTATCTTTTGAAGTATATCCAAAAAAGATATAGTTATTACCTGTATATGTACCTCCAAAGTTAATCATATTATTATGTTCTGGGTATAGCCAAATGGTGCTAACTCCTACTTTTGTATTTGGATAGTTTTGGTAATTGGAGCTATTAAGTATCTTTGCCCAAGAAGTCCAAGAAGTAGTTTCTCCGTGACGAGTATATAAATCTTCATTAGTTGAAGCTATTTCCCAAGCTTGACCTCCACTTGAATCTCTCCATCCTCTCCAACCCCATACAGTTGCATAACTTCCACCAGCTGAAAGACCAATAGTAGTTAAATTCTTAATGCCTCTCATAATAAATAAACCATTATAGTCATTAGGCACATGATTTACGCTTCTTGCATCAGACCATCTAGTGAATTGGTATGGTTTAAGACTTCCGGAATGCCATACATTATAATTTACGTCTGCATATCTGTATATTATACCATCTCTTACATTATTAGTTAATCCTAAACATAATGTAGGATGGCTATCAAGTTTATCATTGTATAGGTAAGCTCCATAAGTCGCATTATATCCTACTTCAACTGTAGGTATTGTACTATTTAAAAATTGAATATAAGTTCCAGCTGCATTACTTGATTTAATTGTAACTACTGTTGCAGAAGTTGAAGTATCTCCAACAGTTAGTGTTCCCGTCAATGTTCCACCAGAAAGTTTCAGATATTTACTATCTAAGGTAGAGGCGTAGTTTCCTTCGTGAAGAACTTTATACCAAGTTCTGAAAGTACTTTCGTTAGTTCCTCGGAAATATAAATTATCTGTTTGTTTGCTTGCACGAAGCTGAAAAAATCTTGATATATTGGAACCAACATTTAATATTGTATCTGTTGCTCCCACTGTACCATAAGGAGTTCCATTACCTTCCCATACAGATGTCTTAGCAGGGATAAAGGTTGCTACCGTATCTACTGCCGCAGAAGTTATTAGAGAATATGTTTCTAAGTTCTTTGCTGCGGTTATAGTCGGATAGTCCGGCAAAGTGATATACTTGTTTGCATCCGGCACATAAGTTTCATCGTTAACTTTGATACCAGCAATGCCAGTACCTCCACTACCATTCTTTTCAAGTTCAGTAATTCTACTTGCCAACTTGTTGATAGTGTATGCGTTGAAGGTATCTGATAATGTTGAATCAGCGAATGTACCACCTAAACTTGAATATCCATAAACAGTGTCGATAAGACCGCCTCCTCCACCGCCACTACCGGAACTGATACCTTTTGCAGATACAGCACCGCTTGCGTAAAAGTTAACAGCCGAGCCATCTTCTTTGTAGACTTTAATAGCATTATTAGCACTATCCACTCCAATGCGATACCCAGTTGTTCCTATTTCGATGTAGTCAGAAACCGTCAATTTCTGCATCGGATATTGCGGTATCATATAGCTAATAGTCTTCGGAGTTCCAGAACGATATACAATCTGGAATAGAGAAACATAGTCGCCAAGCTGATTTTCTTTGATGATGAATGATTGTGGGTCAGCATGGAAAACACCATCAGTCCCCCACCATACAGCACCACTTGCAAGGTAGCCAGAACCATCCATACGAATGATAGCCTTTGCTACATCTGATGGCATGTTTGCTTCTGTATAATCTGCTCTATCCTTCATAGAACCTCCATACCAAGAAGCAATACCTCCACCGACCTTAGTAGCATCATAGACACCATTCATACCGGACATTACTTTAAATCCAGCTACCGGGTCAGTATATCCCAGCATGTTTAACGCATTCTGAATAACACCACCTTCGATTGTGGTACTCTCTTTCCACGCTTTCTTTAGATATTCATAACCAGCCAAATCTTTTTTAACTGTATCTACTGCTGCTTTAGCTGCATCACTGATAGCATTCAAAGCTGCTGTTCGTTGGTTGTAGTATGCAGATTGCTTTGAAGCGAAGTCAGAAGGTATGGTTATATTTTCGGGAGTAGAAGCCGACAATGTAACCAACACTGCACGATAATTGCTATGAGCATTCAGATAACCCGTAGGGCTACCCAATGAATACAAAGTATATCCTGCTGTAATATTTGTCTTGTCAGCGTCTATACGAACTATTTCATCTTTGATTGATTGCTTTTCAGTAGGAGATATAACCCCATCTTCTGCCCACTTATCCAATCTTTGTTTAGCTGCTTCCGCTTCTGCTTTAGCTGCATCTGCCGCCTTTTGAGCCTCTTCCGCAGCTTTCTTCGCATCTTCTGCGGAAGTGTTTATTTTGTCTTGGATAAAGTTGTTGGCTGCATTCAAATAAGCTATAAAATCTCCATATTTGGTATTGAAGGTGTCGTACCTACCATCTACCAAAGCGACTTCCGTTGAGGTAGCTACTCCGTCAGCTATGGCATCATCAATAGCAGTAATAAGCTCGGTAGTTGCCACATTAAATCCATCATAAGCGGTTTTTAGTTCTACCTTAGCAGTACCGGACAATAAAGGATTAGCATAAACCTTAGAATAAGATTCCGCTACGCTCTTCTGTATTGATTTGATTGAGTTCAAATATTTCTCAATTGCGGCAGCTTCTTGTCTGTCAACAATACCGTCTTTAAAGGCTTCGTCTGTGAAGTCTTTCATATTGGTTACAGTCTGCTTTGCGTCATTGGCTTCTTTCTTAGCTTCTTCTGCTGCCTTTTGCGCTTTAGCTGCTTCAAGATAAGCCTTTGAAGTGTCATTGTCTGCAATCTGCGTCCATCCCCATGTATCTCCCGTCTTTACCCATCTCCATGATTTTCCTGCATCGGGAGTAGTTTCATCATCGACATATTCTTGGATATTGGTAAATACATCACCTTCATGCCGTTTTTTCAAAGCTTCTGTGTTCCAATCAACTGCTGGCTGATTAGTAAGAGTTGGTGTATATTCTCCGTACCAAGTTTCCTTTACTCCATCTATCTGGTCTTGAAAGCTGTTGAATGTTTCCTCAACGTCTTTGCCGGATTTAGTTACAAGTTTACCTTTTATCTCAACACCAGTTACCGTATCAAACTTCATATAGCTGCTCTTATCTCTTGCTCCGATATAAGAGTTGCCATAGACGTTCATATAAGCGAGATTTGTGGTCTTATCAACACCATAGGACACATACTCTTTGTTGAGGTATGAATAGCTGTTTATGCCAGCATATAAAGTCATACTTGGTGAGAAAGTGTCAACTGCACTAAAGATAATTGCATTCTGTCTTGTCTTGTCCTCTACATGAGTAACACCATTTGCATCAACAAAGGTCTTATTACCTAATTGGCAAATGGTATCTCCTACTCGCGGTGCATCACTGGCTGCATCAGCATCAGTTTTTGAGATGTCAATGTAATTAGTTCCTACGTTTACAACCAAACGCCATAAGTAATGATTTGACACATTCTCATAAACTCCCTCCTTAATATTGAAGTCTTGTGCCAAAGCCATATCTCCTGCTCGGAAACGATTATCTAATGCTTCCGTACCATCATCTTGGTAGAAATAGCATCGCCAATAGTCCCAAACATTTTCGCCAGTCTTGTTGCCTTCTTCGTCAAGTATATCATTTCTATCTTCTATCTTGATACATTCGATTGCACCACCGGGAGTAATCATTTGGCGACCTCCGATAACTCCGGTCTTGATAATCTCCAAAGCATAGAACATGGCTTTCATTCTTACTGTCAGATAATCAAGCTCTGCATGTGATTTTCCGTCTGTATCTGCATAGAATATACCGCCCGTACTTCCGGTCACAAAGCTACCGACTTTCAATCCACGCAAGAAAGTTATCATTCCTTGTGCGGTATCATCTTTAACTCTGCTGAGTTTTTTGTTCAGTTCGCCTACAATGTCAAGTCCATAAATAGCTTGTAACTGTGCTACTTGGCTTCCTAACTTGCTAAGTCCATCAGCTATCTGTCCTATCTGATTCAGTACAATAGACACTTCGTCCGTTAAGGTAATATTATAAGTAGGAAGGGGATTTGTACCATATTGGATTGACATTTCCTTTACGGATAATTCCATAGCGTCCTCATTGTCTTTATACAAGAATCTGACAATAGTATTAGGCTTAATCTGCGCAAGAATTGCTTGGTTTGTTTCCAAGAAGTGTTCGTCGAAGCTCAAAGGATAGTCATACAAAGGCATATTATTTTCAAGCATATATCTTTTCATGGCGACGTCCAAACGTTCTTGTGCCTTGTCTATATATGCTTGTGGCATTTCAATGTGCAATATGACAAACTTGTCGCCAGTTTTAACTTGCTGGAACTTGCTTGGCATTATCGTACCAAATGTATCTAAGTCCTTTGTCAGTTTAATAGTAATAGCTTGGTCTGTACTGTCTGGATATTTAGCATAGTCCCTCTGTTCTCCATTTGGTTTGAATACAATGTTTCCAGCTTCATCAGTTACATAGAAGTTCTTTTTTACATCTTCCCAATCTACTGCTACCTCGTAGTTAGCTCCTAATGTGTCACCGGACTTCATGGAGAAGGTCATTCCACTTGTAACTGCTGCTTGTGCATATAAGTCAAAGCCAAGAGGATAAAGCGTCACATCAAAATACGACTGTCTAACCTCTCCCGTTTCGGGGTCAATATAATCATCCCAGCCACCTTCCGGTACTATTACTTCTTTGAACAAGTCAATAGCTTGTCCCTTGTATGTCATACCTTCAATAGTAGGTTGTATGCTGGAAAATTCTTGGATATGGAATACTGGTGCAAGAGGATTGATAGGAGTAGGATAGCTGCTATCTGCGTCATAGTAGTCAATAAGAGGGTCTTTAGAACCAAACAAGACTTTATTTCTAACAGCCTCTACATATACTGATGGCATTAACGTGTCACGAGTATATGGGTGCTCAATGCGATTTCCGTCTGCATCTGTAATTATAGGATAGCCATACGGAATATTAATGTTGCTACCATATCCAGCAATACGAGTAATGACCTTATTATTCTTTGGTGTGCAATCATTGTTTTTTAGTCCTACACCTTGTCCGAATTTGAATATGTATGGCTTGTTTTCATTGTCAAGTATTTCCTTAGATGGCTTGCCAAACCAAATAGTATATCCATCAACTACAAATGGGACTTTCCATGTTTCGTATGCAGTCTTGCAAACGTCTGAAATAAATTGATTGCTGAATGATAACACATCACTCATTGTCCCATCATCTACAAATGTTGGCTGTAACTTGCAAGTCCATTTAGTTCCGACAAGACATGAGTTGATTTTTTGAACGAACATGCTTAATGTACCAATCCACGAGAAAGTCCGTTTTTCGCTGCGATAACTTTCCTCACTGCTACTAATAGCAATGTCAGTAAAGGGAATGTTGTACAATTCAATCATTTCATGGTAGAAAGTACAACTATATTTAGTCATTCCCTTTGCCTCGCTGTTTTCCGAAGTCATTCCTTTTCTAACAACTACGGGAGGATTTTTAAGAATGTACTTTATTCCTTTATACTCTACATATTCTTGCAGAGTAAACGAAAGTGAATTGTCTTTATAATAAAACTCTCCTTCTATCTTGTCATTTAACGACATAACAATAGTTGAGAAAGTGTGTTTTCTCAAACTGATGTCGTGGAAGGGAGTGCCATCTTCATTGTATATATTCAGTATAGGGTTTACTTCGTTCGCCATTTTACGTAGTATTTAATTCCGATTATTCCTATGATTGCTGCATTAATTAGTAAAAGCCACCAGCACCATGATGGAACATGCTTCTTAATGACTTCTTTCTCCTTAATGACTTCTTTCTCTTGATATATAGTATCATTCTGTATGACTGTTCTGTCTATGTACTTGATTTTTTCAATATACTTAGTATTAAAAACAGTATCGCCTTTTTGAATAACAGAAAAATAGATACTATCTCTTGTGTGTACCATTAAAGTGTCATGCCGTTCTTTGATAATCTCTTTTATTTCCGTATTTTTCTCCAAGTCCTTTGCAGTTCGGCATGAAAACAAAAGAGGCAAAAGGATTATTAGGAGAAGAGCCTTTTTCATCCTTTGAAATAGGTTACTTTGCCATTACTTCCATCAGTACGGACATCTAAGTGTACCCAAGTGACATCTTGTTCCAAGCGTACCGGATAAGGAAGAAGTATCTGATTTGCCTTAATCCAATTACGAACTTCTAAGGCAGTCATTCCCTTCACATCAAAGTCCAGCGCGGTTCCTTGTAGATGTGCAGATACATACACCTTTTCTAATCGTGTCTTTTCAGCTACTAATTGGCACACATTACAGCGCAGTCCTCTTTGTGTCAGACTTCCTCCCGAATGCCAAGTATTGACAGTTATAGGCTTACCAAGTTTTTCTCGTATGACACATATTGTTTCAAGTAGCCGTGGGTCAAAGAACGTCCACGCCATTTCTCCAAACTTATTATATACATGCTTGCATACAAGCTCTTTGATATTAAAATAGTTCTTTATATTCATAATCAGTCCTCCTTCTTTTCATTTTTTTCACAACCCCTACATTCTTCACATTCATGTGCCATATCAAACTTTGCTTGCTTTAACAGCACCGGACATTCTTCGCTCGGCACTTTGCAAATGTACGCTTGCCGTATAGAGATAACTTTTTCTTCATACTTCTTTTTCAGTTCTGAAAGGTCGTTTTCAATACGGGTTACTTCCTTGTTCACATAGGTCTGTATGTTACTGTAGCTTTTCTCCATTATTGATATTGACTTTTCAAGGTTCGTAATCTCAACTGTCCGAGCCTCTGCCATCGCTTTCTTGCGAGAAGGTTTCATATTTACAAGTGAAACTATTCCACCTAAGAAACCTCCTCCTCCAAGTATTGATACTAAAATCTGCGTCCAATCCATGATATTGTTATTTTAAACGTTGCTACTGTAAGTAGTTTTATTAGGAGTTTCGATAATCTCTGTATTGTTGTTCTTGCTTATCCGTTCAGCTTTTTCAGCTTGCTTGATAGCATCTTCTTCTTCTTGCTTTTTCTCTTTTTCTACTCGGTCAAGTTCATCCGGTGCAGAAGACGGAGATTCTTCAATCAATGTTTGTCGGGAAATCCATTTAGATTCCATAGCTAAGTTGGTAATCTTAGTATTGTTGGTTTCCATGCTCCAAATATTCAGTTTGGCTTTAATTTTCAAATCTGTATAAGCATTCGTCTGGTCTTCTTCCAATCCTAACATCTCTTGGAAGAGATAGGTTATCTCATTGATAGAATCAGACCAATCAGCAACACTTTGAGTAGCCAGTGCAATATCATTACGCATAGACAATGCAATGCCGTTGCCACCGCTTCCAGTATTAGTGATATCCTTTGGAGTGATAAAGCTGACAGATGAAGCGATTGAAACTTGTTCCAGCAAATATTCCAGATAAGCAATCATACTTTCCGGCTCTGGAAACTCCAAAGTCTTTGCTTCTGTCTTGTAGCTTGAACCTTCGTCTGCCGGGAGATTGATAACTAATGTGCCGTTATCTCGCTTGAAACTGTCTTCATTCATTTCCCCTTTTAAGACTAATCCCCAAGTACCAAACCGTTTTAATGTCACAGCATGTATATTTGTAAGCAATTCAATTATCTCAATTATACTTTGAGAATATTCCCAAGCCACTTTGCCTCTATGGTAGACAAGAGGATTACGGCTAAACCCATGAAGAATCCTTTCAGTAACCCATCCATTATTGGTAGGCTCTCCTTCTTTGCTTCGTATTGAACGATAAAGGTACTTATCATCAAATGTATCAATGACTTCTGTCAAATCATCTATCTTATAAAACAAGGAGCGTGAAATTTCTTCTCCATATTCATTATAGTTAGGTATGACTGAATATCCATCATCATAGGAATAGACTTTAACTGTTCCCTTTTTCTTTATAGGGTCATATTTGAATAGTACGCCAGCATCGCCAACTTTCTTTTGCTTGGATATTAGTTCGTACTTGATTTGCTCCATATTTCTCATGTTCCATTCCAGCTTAAAGTTCTGAAACTTCTTACTGATGGTATCATTCTTCTCTATATTACAGAGAGTAAAAGAAATAGGATTAGCAGTGAGATGAAGAACATGTGCCGCATGAATATTCTTTTGCAAAGAAACTGTCAGCACAAGTTCATCTATGACTATATCAGTATCTCCAACTCTGACTGCAATCTTAGGAATTGAATTATTATACTTTATATTGTGTAGAGAAGGGTCGTACTCTCTCAGATAGAGGTCTTGTGAAACCTCTCGCAATGTCAAGTCGCTCAACTGGGCAGTTGTTTTTTGGTTAAGTGTAACATCACCAATATAAGTTTTGCACGACTGAAATTTTCCACCTCTTGTAAAAGGCTTCTTCAACAACAGCCGCGTTGGTTCTGACAAATACCAATCAATGTTTTTTCTCGTTATCATTTTATATGCTGCTTAAAATTTTCAATATCTTATCTGAATTAGTAATCTTTCCTCTTTCCCTTGTTGGTTGTGCAGTACCATTTACTTGGTTCATTATATCTTCAAGAGATAATTTCCTTCTTAATTCTCCACCAGTAGCACCAGCCAATTCCCTATAACAGTCATAACACAATCCCCCACAAAGCATAATGATGTTGTCTGTAAGGTCGGGAGAAAAGCCTTTTATCAGAGCATGTTGCTCCTTCTTTCCTTCAAACTGTATTCGTCCCGAAGGCAAACGTTTAAATTTGAATATTCTGCTCTCAAACTGCATTTGTTTTAAGACAGTAGTAGAACCTTCACGCTTTAGCTTCTGATGTGTATATCTCATTTTAGCAAGCTGTCTGTCATAGGTTATCAATCCAGCCTTTATCATTTGGGTAGCAAGGTGTGCAGCTTCATCCTTAAATCTTTCATACAACTTCTTTCCTTTAGCAGTTGCGGCAATCGCTCCGGAGAATGCGACACCTCCACCGTTTGCTGATACAAGATTGAAAATCTCTTTTAAGAAACCGTTACCTTGCACATCAATGATTAGCTCTTTATCAGTCAATCCATGCTTAACCATAAACTGCTTAATCATCTTTACAGCTTCAAGATTAGAGTTTTTCATGCAATATTGTATATCGTCACAATGGAAACCTACCCAATGCTTCATTACAAAGTTATCCTCCCCAGTAGTTGCCATATCCACGGTAATACGCTCCTTCTTGCATTTACATGGAGAAACATGAGTAAACATATTGAGAATATCATCCTCTGTCACTTCGGAAAGATTATCTTCTTCTTCTTCTTCTTTTTCGTCTTGTATAGAGAAATTCCAATTAGGTTCATACATTGAATCTGCAAGCACAGATGTTGCAGCCATAGCGCGATAACCTTTGTTTGCTTTAAGCATAGCTTGGTTATCCCTCACATCAAAAGTAAAGAATACCATGCTCATAATAAAGTCCTCATAAGACATATCCGGGTCAATCTGCAAAAGGTTATCTATAATGTCTTTGCATTTAGAATAAACCTCTTCCTTAGTATTTCCCCAATAGACTTCATCCAAGTTACCCTTTACAATGTGGAAGAACCGAACAACTCCATTCATTTCTTTAATGGGTTTTCCATCATCTCCAATCCATCCACCACCATTCTTGCCACAGCCACATAGCTTACGTATGAAGCATTCACGTTCCGGATTTTGAGCAAGATATATTTGAGCTTTACCCTTAGTGTTTGCACGCAGACGGGTTTGACAAGTAGAAATAGTCCTCCATTCAAATTTATTGCATTCTTCAAATATGGCTTTCTTAAACTGCAATCCTTTGAATATCTTATCTATTACAGTGGGACTTTCATTATTCAACTGCTGGAATTTGATTTCAGAACTATTGAAAAACTTCACACCCATATCGTCTTGAACCTTAATGACTTCTCCAATAGGTTCTCTTGGTTGTATTCTGAAACGTCTATCAATAAGCGGATATATTTCTTTAAGACCGTCCACTACTTTGCCAGCGTCAAAAAAGT